GCCTGCGCGCCTCGTCGCGTTCGGGGGCCATCCACCACAGCACGGTGCCGGCGTCGATGCGCAGACCGTGGCGCTGGCTGTCCGCGGCGTCGATCGCCAAGTGGCAGGTCTTGTCGATGGTGTCGCCGTGCGCGTCGAAGGCGCACGCGCCGATCGAGATGATGACGGAGCCGGGCTTGGTGCCGAAGGTTTCGAGGTCGAGCATGACGTGTTTCATTGCAGTGTCCTCGTCTCGGTTGGCGGGATGTCGACCGTCTCCAGCTCCAGCTCAAGGCCGGGGGTGGTCAGCGCCATGTAGGCGATGCCCAACTCGTTTCCGACCGCCTCGCACAGCACGTCGAACGGCAGCCCGGCCGGGATCATCGCGGTGCAGATCGCGGTCATGAAGACGCTGATCCCGTCGTAGGTCGTGAGCCCCCGCTGCTGAAACCATTCTGCGAGCGCGTTGGCGTGGTCGACGTGCGGGTCTAGCGCCGCACGAGCTTCGGCTACGTTCATGGTGGCTGATCCTCTACTGGAAGAACTCCAGGTCCGCGTCGCAGTTCTCGTGCAGTACGCGGAACATCTCGTCTGTCATTTCGGCTAGTGAGATCGCGCGCTGGTTCGGCGGGAGCTGCACGAGGTAACTGCCGAAGAACGTGGCGCAGGCTCTCAGGAACTCGGGCAGCGGGACTTCCCCCGGACACTCGCTCCTGACGACGTTTCCGAACCCCTGCGCGAGGCGCATTTCTGTGGATACGCTGTCCTCTGATCCTGTTCTCATTTTTTGTTGTTCCCGCCCGGCTTCATTGAGCCGTCAGAGTTGCGGGGGAAGCTACGGTTCGCATGCGGGGAGCGTGCGCGCCAGTTTCCCTCGGTATTCGACCCGCCCTGAGACAACGGGGTCTTGTGGTCCAGGTCTTCGCCCTTCTTCACCATGCCGAGCTTTAGAGCCTTGCGCCGCGCGCGGTGCCTTTCGGCGTCCTCACCTGATGCGCCGGTGCCCTTCTCCCCCCGCGCCTTGGCCGTCGCGCTCTCTTGCGCGTAGTCACGGACGTAGCCGGGGGAGCTGGGCACGGGAGCCTCCTAGAGTTCGATCGCGCCTTCCACCGGGCCGATGACGCGTTCGTAGCCCATGGCCTTGAACGCCTTCGGGTCCCACTTCTCCGGGAAGGTGCCGGATTTGCCCTTCAGTGTAACCGTCTTCGCCACTTCGTCAACGGACACTACCCTGTAGAGGCGGCCTGTCCGTGTACACCGCAGGTGGATCATCACCGCTTCGGTCATAGGTGAACTCCTTTAAGCGAGCCCCAAGTTTTCCCGGCCTTGCAGTCGAAGGTGAGCGGGATCGGGGGGCTGAAGCCCCACGCCTCGGCGTAGGGCAGGTTGTCGAGCATCGGCTTCATGGTGGCGCAGAACTCGTGGACCCGGTCGTCCCTGACGACCCAGTAGAGGCCGTCGTGGAGGTCTAGCATGAACCGGGCACCCATGTCAGTGCAATAGTCCTTTGTCACTGACAACGCCAAGTATTTCTGGTCTCCTCCAGTGCCTTGTATTCTGTAGTTGATGGCGGTCGACCCCATCGACCACTTGAGAGGCCCATTCCAGTCGCCGCGCACCTGGACGCGGCGTCCTGCAAAGGTCTCGACGTAGCCAGTCTGCATAACCAGCTCGATCTGGCGCTTCCAGTAGACAGGCACCTGCGTATAGGTCCGCTGGTAGACGCCGTGGTTCCGCTCCGCCTGCGGCATGGTCATGTCGATGCCGTAGTCCACGCGCGCCGTGATCATCAGCCGCTTGGCGCTGGTGCGGTACTGGAGGCTCAGGTTCGACACCTTGCCCGCGTACCGCACCTGCTTGGCCTGCTTATGCCGAGGCGTGATCTGGTCGGCTGGCCAGTCGTCCAGCTCGTGGTTCAGGCGGATCAGCTCCCGGTACTCGAACCCATGCTCGACACGGGCACCCATGAAGCTGTGGGCGTCCTCGCCTGGCTCGCACAGCGCCAGCATCGTCGGGTCGCCAGATGCGATCGCCATCCAGCGGTACTCCTGGCCGGCGGCATCGAACTCGACGATCGTGCAGCCCTGCGGCGCGATGATCTGGTCGCGGAACTCCGCGCCGCGCTTCATCTGGTGGGTGGCAAACCCGATTGGCAGCTCGACCTTGACGCGCTCGACGCGCGGCGGCTTGGTCTTGAACGTCTTCAGACGGTCGACCTTGCTAGTCTGCTTCGACGAGTAGGTGAAGCGCCCGGAGTAGGTGCCGAACACCCGCGCCATCGGGTGCGTGTGGCCGCAGTCGTCGGAGTAGTCCACCGACGCTATGATGCCATCGGCGAACTTGGTGCGCTGGTTCAACGCCTCACGGTAGCTCCGCAGCTCCTTGGCGCGGGGATCGAGGAAGCTCAGCTCGTGGAGGGTCTCCTTGTCGGTCGACCAGTTGCCGGCGTCGGACTTCTTGAGCGGGGTCACGCCCCAGCTCGGGCGGATCACCGGGTCAGTTGGCCCTTTGTTCCCGTACAGAAGAACCGCGAGCTGCTGCGGCGAGCGGATCACCTCCTCCACCCGCTGCTGGTCCGTGAGGATGCGCCGCCCTGTCTGCGGCGGCAGGAGCGGCAGGATGTGCGGCGCGAGCGACGCGAGCTTCTCAGCGGCCTGTGCCGTCAGGCGAAGGCTGATGTCGTGGGATGCGAACGTGTCGACCAGGAGGCCCGTGAGGTTCGCATCCGCGACCATGGGCAGACAGTCTGCCTCGAACAGGGCGGCAGATTGCTGTCGAGGAGTGAGGGCGGCCCACAGGCGCTTACACGCACGCAGGGTAAAGGCATCGTCCTTGATGTTGTATTCGTGGAGCTTGGCTCGCACGGCTGGGTCTGGGTCATGGAAGTCAATCTCCGCTTCGTAGTCGGCGTGCTCTGGGAAGAACTGCCGGACAAACTCCTTGAGCCCGAACGGGCGCTTCTGGCCCGGTCGCTCGTCGTATTCGGGCTCCACCTCCAGGTGCTTCCAGAGCAGGAGCCCGTCGAGATACTTCAGCCGGAAGACCTCTTTCTCCAGCCCGTAGGCCAGCATGACCGAGAGGTCGAAGGGGACGTTCCAGCCGCATAGCCGACGCTCGGTGTCGTAGGCCCAGTCCAGCAGATACCGCATCGTGCGGACGTCGGGGGCGAGGCCGCCCCCAACTTGAAGCTGTCGGCCCTCGGGCCACACCCATGCGAGCGACGTCGCCCAGAAGTCCTCTTGCTCGCGCCTCCAAGGTTGTAGGGCAAATTCCGGTTTGGTCCCGGAAGTTTCAAAGTCGAAAGCACATACGTGCTGATCAGACCACGTCCACATGGCGTCAGCTCCAGGAGAGGTAGTATTGCCACGAGCCGCGGACCTGGCGTCTCCAGCACAGCGAGTTCTTGAACCCGCCGTTGGCGTACCAGGTCAACTTCGTGACGCGCATCGAGTTGAGGGTGCCGGCGCGCATCGCCGTCACTCCCCGCGCGCCTCGTCGATCCTGATGAGCAGGCGCTCGGCGTCCTTGTTGCCCTTCTGGGCCGCCTCGCGGACGAACGAGATCATGGTCTCGATCAGGTCGCTGCGGAGCTTCTTGGGCTTGGCCTCGACGTCGGTCGCGGTGACCTTCTTGCGGCCCTCGGCCTTGGCCTTCTCCAAGGCGCTGTAGAGCGCGGAGACGCCCTCGGTCGAGCCCTTCTTCTTGATCGTCTCGGACGCGGTCTTGAGGCTGACCTGGCCCTGCGCGACCATCTTGTGGACCTCGGTCGGAGCGCCCTGGAACTCCAGGAGCTGGTTGATCCAGCTCACGCTCTTGCCAACCAGCGCCGCGGCCTCGGCGACGGACTTGCCAACCGACATGATGCGCTTGACGTTGGCGACGGCCTCCTCGGCGTTGAGGCCCTTGGAGGTGCCGTTGCCGCTCATCTGCCGGGCGTAGAGATCGAGCAGGCTCGTGCCCTTGGGCTCGGTCAGCGCCGGCACCAGCGTGTCGGCCGGCAGCCACCCGCGCTCGACGCAGAGCTTGACGGCTGTGGTCCTGCAATGCCCTTCGGTTAGGACGAGCTGTCCCTCCCACATCATGCAGCGGAGGATGGTGGTGAAGCCCTTGGACTTCATCTCGTTGGCGAGCCACTCGACATGCTCGACGTTGTCGGGCGTGCTCATGTCGCGGGCGTTCAGGTCGGGGCGGATAACGAATTGATCCGGCCTGTAATAATTCACCGTCTCGCCGCGCTTGACGGCGATGTCCCGTGCGCTTGCCATTGTGGCTGATCCTTCAGGCCGTGCAGCTAGTTTTCAGTGTTACCGTCACGGCTTACCGGCAACAGTCGTTCGATACGTCTGTTAGCTTCAAGAGCCATTTTGAGTAGCTTGGACTGACCGATTGTCGCACCCACCTGGAGTGCGTCAGTCTGGGCGTCGCGGATGATGTCAGTGAGCCTGCGGACGCTGGGCGGCCCCTTGAGATACCGCTGGGCGTAGGTGCTGGCGTCTTTCACGGCTGGCCCCCATGTCAGTGTAACCCTGACATGTAGCTCAAACCAGCCGCTCTCTCAAGCGGGCGAACAGGACGTCGATGACATGGGGCGGCAGGATGCCTCGGGTCTGGAGGCTGATCGAGGGGCGCACCGGGAACGACGCCCCCGGTGATGTGGTTTCGGATGTGTCAGTGATCCTGGCCGCCAACTGGACGGCCTTCACCACCGAGTAGAACGAGCCTGGGTAGGAGACCAGCTGGCCCCACCTGTTCTTGGCCCGGCGGCTCGCCACGATGTCCCCGCGCTTGTTGGCGTGGAGGACGCCGAAGGTGATCTCGTAGAGAGGCATCATGCCCGTCTTCGTGATGCCGAACGTGACGTTGGTCAGCCCCTTGCGGATGCGGTGGACGTAAACCTGCCCACCCGTGGCGAGGTAGGTCTTGATCCACAGCTTCTTCTTCTCGGTGGTCCACCTCATCGGTACCCCTCCGGCAGCTCCGCCGTGATGTAGGTCCCGAGCTGGGCGGCGAGACGGATGCGCTGCCGCACTTCCTTCCACTCAGGGTACATAGGCAGGTCGGCCCAGATGGCGGCGATCCGGCTCGGCCCAGTCACGACGCCGGTCGGCCTGACCAGCCACTCGCCGCGCCACGTCAGGACGTTAGCGTCGAAGTAGAGGTCGCTCGGCCGATCCGGTCGGGTGATCCGCTTGTTGAGCCTGACAAGACGGCAGGGCGGGGCCTTACCAGCCTTCGGCAGCACCGGCCTGTCGAGTGCGTAGAGGGGCGGGACCGGAGCGCGGTCCCATACTCGCTTTCCCATGTGGTTCACCGTGTGGTCGAACTGCGCCAAGGCGCAGCCCAGGTCGTTGTCGGTCGCGGTGGCGATGTCGTAGAACCAGGCGTTCCTGTGAGGGGACCAGAAGACCCCTCCGAGCGTGGCTATCTCGCGTCGCGTGATCACGCCGCCTCCTTGAGCTGCTGCATGCCGCTGAAGGCGTTCATGAAGCCGCTCATGCGATCGAGCACGGCCTCTGCCTCGGCCGCCGCAGCCTTGCGGGTCTCGGGGTTGTCCCTGATCTCCTTCGCCGACCAGTCGAGCGACTGGCGCGCGTCCTTGGCGAACGCGTCGAGGGCAGGGTCCTCAAGGATGTTCAGAGCTGGCAGGGCTTCCACCAGGTCGTGGAGGTTCCTGACGGTGGCGTCCTTGAACTTGATGTCGGTGTTCGCCATCGTCTTGGCATAGTGCTCGATGACGAGGCGCAGCCGGCCCCAGACGTCCTTCGCCGCGGCCTGCACACGGCCACGCAGCCGTTCCTCGATCTGCTGCTTGACCGCCGCCGCGTCCTCCTTCGAGATGTCGACGCGGAAGTCCTTGCCCTCCGGGATCGGGTCGATGTCGAGCTTGACGTAGAACTTCTCCCGCAGCTCCCACGGGGCCGGGTAGTCCTCCTCGTTGAAGGCGTCGCCCATACGGAACTCGGCCTGCGCCCGCGCCGCCGGGTAGTCGACCTCCACGAGGTGGGTGGCCGCGTCCTGGAAGTTGCGCATGAGCTTCTCATGCTTCTCCAGGAAGGGGCGGTAGCCGACGCGGGTGATGACCCTCGCGCCCTGGTCGGCCCAGGGCAGGGTGGCCTCGTAGAAGTGGCCACGCAGCGCGTTGGACGCGCTCACGACCGCCGCCAGCGTCTCCTTGGGCACGAGGTGCTTGTTGACCCGGAGAGCGTCCCCGGTGGCGTTCTTCTGCTCGGTGATCTCCTCGCTGATCGAGCGATCGAGCCGGCGACCGGCCCATGCGCCGATGCGCAGGTTGACGAGCATGCAGGACTGAGTTACGGACATGGTTCTGATCCTCTCGATTAACGCGTTAATCGCGCTTTGGACGCGTCGGAGTAGTTCCGGCGCTGGTTGCTTCGTTGCTCTACCCAAGTTGCCCACCGGCAGTTCTCAGGTGAGTAGCCTTTGTCAGGGTCGATCCGGTCCAAAGTGAACCCGGCCGGGGGCTCACCCATGTCGGCACGGAAGTTCTCGAAGGTGTCCCATCGCTCACAGACAGTGACACCGCGGTCGAGATAGTATTGCCGCTTATGTTGGTCGCGGCTGCGGCACCTGCCACGCATTGCCTGCCATGCCCGGTAGGTAGGTGACCTGCCCGCGCGACGCGCGCCGCCATGCCTGCTAGTCTCGCCGGTCTCCTTCACGGCTTCGCGCTGTGCGCAACCGCAACTGAACGAGTGACCGGATCGCAGGTGCTTGAACAACGTCGGCCCCGCTGTGCCGCCACAGGAACAGGCACACATGGCGGCCCACCGCTTGCCGTGCTTGACAAGCAGCATAACTGTAAGCCGGCCATAACACCGGCCTATTTCGGCCTCAAGGGCTTCTCTGTAGGGTGTCATCGTGGGAGGTGGACCGTTCGACCGAGGTTGGCTGGCATGGCCTGGTCTGTTGTACTCGCGCAGATCAGCGGGTACGGGACGCTTGCAGGCCACGGTGTGTAGGTGTCTGTTATGAGCAGGACGACGAGCGGCTCGTACTGCTCGACGTACTTTAAGCTCTTTCGCATGTCAGTACCACCCCCTCCGACAGGAGCGATCTTGATGGTGTCGCCGTACTCGAACACTTGCTGCGACGAGCAGTCGGTGTCGTCGGCCCAGATCACGCGGGTGCGGGTGGGCTTCAACTGTTCTACCACGCCTTGGATTTCAACTGACATACGGGCGTAGACGTCCGGCGAGCACATCGAGCCCGAAGTGTCGCCGATGATGACCAGCTCGCCCATCTTGTAGTTCTGGCGGCCGGGCATGAAGTAGGCGGAGTACCGCCGGTTGCGGCGCTGCCAGCTCTCGTCCTCGTAGACGACCTGGCGCATGTACTCGGCGAACACGCGATACCAGGGCTGCGGCGGGGAGAGCAGCTCACCCACGGCCTGGGCGATCTCCTGCGGAAGCTGGCCACACATCTTCGCCTGCGTCGCAGCCTGCGAGACCTTGCCCTTGGTGTCGCGCTCGGCCTCCCGGACCTCCTCCGGCGTCATCGGTACGTACTTGAGGTCGCCGCCGATGCCGTCCATCTCTCCAGGCGCGGGAACGTACTTGCCGTTCTTCATGGTGCCGCCCTTGCCGTCGCCGGCTTCGTCGCCCGGCTTGCCCTTGCCGCGCGCCTCGGCCTCCTGCTTGAGCTGCTCGTAAATCTGCTCGGCGCTCATGGCGGCGAAGCGCATGTCGCAGCACGCCTTCGACCAGATCGTGAACCCGCACTTCTTGAGCAGGATGTTGATCGCGTGATCGCAGGCGATGTTCCAGAGCATGGGGTCCCGGTCGCCGCGCCGGAGCGCGTGGAGGAACATGACGTGAGCCACCTCGTGAGCGATCACGAACAGGACCACGTCGAGCGGCAGGCTCTCGATGAACTTGGGGTCGAAGCCGATCCGCTTGTGATCGGTCCACGCCGTGCCGCAGCCGGGGTCTTCCACCATCGGCAGGCTCAGGGCGAGCACCGCCCAGAAGACGTGCTGCAAGATCAGGCGACCACGCGCCTGCTGCATCTTGGTGATTGCTTGACTAGCCATTGTCTTAGTCCTTCCGGGTCCAGTAAGCGTCAGGGTCTCGCGGTTTGCAGATGACCCGACAGTCTTCGGTGCTCTCCCATGTCAAAATTCTGTGGGTGAAGCGCAGCCGATCAAACGTCTCGGTCACGTCGTCATCACCGATCACGAACGACAGGTAGCTGCGGTCGAGCATCGTGCGCACGAGCCCCATCAGCGCCGCCGTGTAGACGCGGCGCTCGCGGTCGGTCAGGTCCATGGGAACCTCAGAGGTTGTTGAACGGGTGAGCGTCGATCCGCCCCATCAGCGCACGCAACTTGGGCAAGGCTTCCTTGTCGCCGTAGCCGCCGTTGATCAGGATGATCAGCCGGCCGATCTCATTGGTGACGTTCTTGCCGCGGAAGACGATGCCCTCCTCGCGGATGAAGCCGTCGTCGCCGGGAGCGAAGCCGATCGTAAGGCCGCCGAACGCGAGCGCAGCCAGTATCCCTCGGTCGATCCGCGTGAACGGATCGTCGGGTAGTTCGATCATGGCGGGCTCCTGCCTGGATCGAACCGCACGGGGCCGCCCTTGCCGGATCGTGGCTCCCACTCTCGGATGTGCAGGTAGTCGCGTTCGCACAGCCAGCGGAGCTGCGCCGTCACCTCGACGCCGTTAATGGTGTATCGGTCGCGGATGCAGGCGTCAGTGTAGGGCTCAAGGCGCACAATACCCATGATCGCAGCCAGCCGTATGCGCTGGATGCGCTTGCTTAATCGCTTGGGCATGGGGAGGTCTGATCCTAATAAATCCCGCCCCGGCTCGTTGTGTTTATTGTTCGAGCCGGGGACGGGGAGGGGTCACTCGCCCTTTTTGTTCAGGGCCATGTCCACACACTGGCGCACCATCTCAGAAAGGCTCACGCCGTTCTGGTCGGCCGCCAGTTTCAGTTTGCGGAAGGTCGGGGGCGTGAACGCCACTGTTGCCTGCTTGGCTCCGCTGCTCAACAGAGTTCCGCCAGCGACCACGCCGGAGCGTTGATAGCTCCGCTCCATGATCTTCTCGCTGATCTCCGGGAGCGCCATTTGCCTCACAGACCTGCGAACGGGTTTCTTCTTGCTTTTGCCCGTCTCAGTTCCTGTCTGTGTCATTCCTGTCCCATCCTCTCACTGACCGGGCTTGATCGCTCGGCCTTCCTCCCACTTACCTCGGGGAGAAACTATTGGCAGCGCCGTTGGTTGTGGCGCTGCTCTAATGGCGTCGCCCATCGGCAGTTGCCGGGGCGGTAGCCCTCGTCATTCTCGGCACGGTCTATGGTCGTGCCTGCTGGCCGCTCTCCCATGTCGGCCAGAAAGTCATCGAACGAGCGCCACCGCTCGCACACTGTGATGCCTCGCCCCCCGTAGTCCGGGAAGTCAGGCGATCTGGGGTTGGCGCAGCGATGGCGCATCGACCTCCAACTGGAGTAGGTTGGAGATAGCGCCTGTCCGCAAGAGTGGCCGTGCCGCTTGTTCGCCAACCCATTCTCACGCACAGCCTCGCCATGCCGGCAGCCGCAACTCATCGTACGCCCCGAAGTTAGGTTCGAGGACATTATCGGCTTTGTCACTGCACCGCAATCGCAAAGGCACACGTAGTGGAGCCGCATCTGCCGCCCAGAGCCTACCGGCAGCCGCACCTCAGCGTCGGTAACGAGGCGGCCGAAGCGTTGTCCTATCGCTATCACGTAGCCCTCCTGGACGTCGCCACGTCGAAGATCGCCTTGTAACGCTGGCTGACGTCGAGGAACTCGTCGGCCATGTAGATCGCCGGGTCCCGAGCCACAGCCAATTGCCAGGCCATTATACAGTATTCAGGGTCGAGCCGAGTGAGAAACGTATGCAGTGGCTTGACCGTAGTCAAGGTCATTGCACCGCTCACACTGACAGCCGTGGCGTAAATCAGGCTCTCGTCCTCGGGCAGCTTGACGCCCTTCGGGTTCTTGATGATGTCCTCGGGGCGCAGCACCTTCTCGTAAATCTGCTCGAAGCCCCGGAAGTCGAGCGCCAGCCCCTCGCCGATCGAGGCCGCCATGGCGATGAACGCGTGGTCGGGGTCGCGGTTGGCGTACTTGACGTGCTTGCGGATCGCCCGTGCCCAGGACCGCGGAGAGCCGTAGGACTTGGGCTGCACGGCAGCGTCCGGGTCCCAGCTCAGGAGGATGTTCTTGCCCTCCTTGCCGCGCCAGCCGTGGTAGGCGAGGTAGAGCGGGGGCGTGCCGAGCGCGGCCATGTACTTGATCCACGCGCTGATGTCGAGCGCCACACGGAAGTTGAGGCAGCGGTTGGACACCGGGGCCGGCGTCCGGTTGACCACGCCACGGTCAGTGTCGAGGTTGCCAGCCGCGCACTGACGGACGTTCGGCATGAACTTGTGCTCGCCGATCCCGCCGTCCTGCAACGCCTGGTACATGACGGCCCAGACCGGCATCGTCGCGCTGGTCGCCTCGTCGTAGAAGATGACGATCGGCTTGTCGGTCGGCCAGCCCGGCGTGCCCACGATCGGCAGCGTCTTGGGAGGATACCAGCAGGTCGTGTTGTTCAGCGCATCGACGCCTGGGAAGCCGCGGAGGTCGACGCTGTCGTACTGCCCGAGCCTGATCTCGCAGAGGAACGCGCCAGCATCTTCGCACGCCTGCCGGATGGCGTAGGTCTTGCCGATGCCGGCCTCGCCGTAGAAGAACCCGACGTCGTTGTCCTCGATGATGTCGTCGCGGATGATCCGCTTGAGTTGCGGGATGTTGACGGTGGGCTCGCCAGTGGTGATGATCGCCTTAGCCATGATGCTGATCCTTCTCTTTTCGTTGGATTAACGTGTTAATTGAGCCAACTCGTACTCGTGGCGCAGTCGTCGAACTCCTGGAGGTTCGGCTCCCAGTCCTGGCACGACGCGTTCCGATACCAGTCACGCGCCTTCTCTTTGGCGCGCTTGCTCAGCTTGTCGAACTTGAACACGGTCTTCTCAATCACTCGCGGCATAGTTGCCTCCTGCGTTGTCGTATTTCGGGTTAATGCGACGCTCGAAGCTGAAGCTGTCGTCTCGGAAGCGGTCGATGAGGCCCTTTATGAGCATGCCCGCCAGCAGCTCGTGGCTGATCACCCGGCCGCCGAGCGTCCAGTGGCCGACCCACGCTGTCTGCTTGTGCCGGCGGAACAGGATCATCGCCTCCATCTCGGAGACGATCTCGTCGTGGTCCCAGCCGACGACGTAGGGCTCGTCGGTCACGACAGCTTCCGGTTGGCCTCAGCCACCGTCCGCAGATGCGACCAGCTCTGGTAGTGGGGCAGGGTCTCGGTCACGATGCAGTCGTGCGCCTTGTAGAGCGCGAGCCGCATGGCCTCGATAATGCGCCCGGCCTGGCGCGCTGATCGCTCGGGCAGCGTGAGCGGGGGGACTTTCTCCCACCCTCCCGACCCGAAGTTCGGGCGGGGGTCGCGAGAGTACCGGCTCGTGACCGGCCGCCCGTAGCACAGGAGGCGCTCGTCGGCGTCCGGGTAGAACGTGCGGATGTTGAGCAGCTCGGGCCAGCGGGTCCGGTCGATGAAGACGTATGTCAGCTCGGCGGTGCCAGTGCCGCGTCGGGTCCACTCGCGCTTCGAGCTGTTGCGCTCGACCTTGCGCGGGGTGAAGTCGGACTTCTCATCGCCGCGCCACTGTGGGGCCTTCTGCCAGCGTTCAAACGCGCGCTGATAGTCGTTCACGCCCCGCCAAGCGGAGGTGTCGGTATAGCTATTCCACATAGTTCTGATCCTTATCGAAGTGGAGCGAGATAAGCCCGAGTGTTTCGAGGGCTTATCTACGGAGCCTGCGCTTTGCGTCTCGGCTCCGTCCCCGATTAACGGGTTAATTCAGGCGATGTTCGGTCCGTCCACGTTGACGCCCCTCGCATCGAGCATCTCGAAGATCGTGTGGTTCTCGGCCCACGTCTGAGCGTCGGCCGTCGTGCCGAAGAACGGCATCGTCACGGTCGCGGTGATCGTCGTCTTGACGGGCTTGGGCTCGGGCTCGAACTTGGCGGCAATCTCGGCCGCGATCAGCTTCGCGTTCTCGCCCGTGCCGTCGCCGACGCCGAGCAGGTCCAGCAGCGACCGACCGATCAGTTCGGACATGCCTCGGATATACTCGTTGGTGCCGTCGTACAGTTCGATGCCGTCCAACGGGTCGCCGTCGTTCACCAAGCCGGCAGCGACGCCCTTGAGTTGACCGATCGTGATCGTGCGGTCGTCGTGTGGGTTGCAGGGTTTTGTCGCAGTAGTTCGCGCGTTGAACGCGTAGAACTCAGCCAGGAGCCCGACCAGTGACGAGGGGACATCGGTCCGCTCCATCATCTGGCCGGTGCCGAACGCCTGCCGCCACGAGCGAGGCGCGGCGATGTGGTCGCCGAGCTTATGGGTCTTGAGGAACTCGTAGCTGGCCTTGAGCGCGCCGCGCCAGTAGGCGTCGGGGGGCGGCAGCTCGTCCATGAACAGGACCTTCGCGTCCGGGAAGCCGAGGCTTCCGAGGTAGGCGTTGAGCCCGCGGTCGACCGCTTGGTTCATCGTCGAGGCCGAGGCCCACCACATATCGTTTCGCATCTATCTCTCCAATGTCTTGCTGTTGCTGGCTGGCGGCGCGAGGCCGCCGAGGATGATGTCGCCGAAGCAGATGTTGGGATGCTTGCGACGGGGCGCTGTCGGCCGCTCTGCAAGCGCGACCTTCTCGTCACCGCACACACGGCAGACGAGCTGCTGGTGGTCGGCGATCCAGATCGTGCCGCACGAGCGGCAGCGCCACTCGCTGTCGCCGCTCATGACGAATTACTCATGGTTACAATCCCTTCGAGGTTGCAGGCTTCGCGCCGCCGATCACCCACGCGTTGAGCGTGCTCGGCGTCACGACGTGGATGCGGTCGCGCAGGTCGCGCCGGACGTAGACGCGGAAGCCCTTCTTGCGCTGGTGGCAGATGTCATAGGTGGGGTCGTCTTGCATGACGCTCTCCGCTTTCTTGGTTGCTTCCCGAAGACGAACTCGGCGTACTGGTTGCGCCCAGCGTTCGTCGACACCCACACACGGTGGGCGAGGCCCTTCTCCACGAGCCTGCCGAGCACCGCGTTCGACACACAGTTGTCGCCGATGGTCCAGTAATCGACCCACTGAGCGTCAGCGCTGCGGCCGGTCAGACGGGCGATCGCCCGCCCATACAGCCGCAGCAGCAGCATCACGCGCATCTCGCTCGTGACCGTGTCACTCATCGAACCAGACCTCGGGCACCTTCAATGGCTCGCAGTTGAAGCGACGCTCGCCGAGCGTCGGGCCTTCGTTCGCCCGCTGGTTGCGGCACATCTCGCAGGAGCAGGGCGTCGCCGTGCGCGCCAGTTTGCCCAGGCGCTTGGGTGTCGGGTCGTCCTTGGCGACCGCGTAGCCCCTGCGCTTGACCAGCAAGCGCCCGCGATGATGTCGACGTTCGGCTCGTGTCATCCGACCCTCCCTAGCTGTGCGCGTATCCGTCCGGCTCGATCCCGATCCACATGCCGGCCCACTCGATCATGATGGCCTTGCCGCAGAACTCAGGCTGCACGCGCCGCCTGAACCGGCAGTAGGTCTCGTCGGGCCGCCGGCTGTCCTTGCGCTCCCAGAGCCTGAACAGCGCCACGCGCTGCGCTCTCGTTGTCTTGACCATGATCAAACCTCCGCCTTGAGACGGGAAACGATCGTGAACGCCGACAGGACGAGGTCGGCGATCTGACGCGTCTTGCAATCCGTGATGGCCTCGCAGTCGCCATCGGCGAACCGGCCGTAGACCGTCCAGAACTCGGCCTCGTCGTCGTCCTTGCCGCCGACCGTGAACGTGTCGCCGTTGGGCTCGCGCTCAGTCACACAGCCACCGACCTCCAGCGACTTGTAGGTAGACCAGTCAGGCTCGGCCCCGTCAGTGCAGCAGTTGAACAGATGGTCCATGCCCGCCCCGCCCAGGCCCGTGCAGCAATTGAACAGATGGTCCACGCCAGCCCCCTACTTGGTCAGCATGGCGACGTGCCAGCAGCAGCCGACACAGTGACTGTGAGCGTAGTTCTCGGCCGCGGTGAGCGTGTCGAACGGGCCGTAGACCGAGCCATCGGCGCGGTTGGTGACGACGATGAACATACTAAGTCTCCTTGATTAACGCGTTAATCGGGACGCGTTTGTGGGTGAAGTTCTGGCAAGCAGCGTGTTGCTGCTCGTTGCAGGGCATGATGTAGCTATGTCCGCAATACGGGCACGGACGGGGCTTTTGCCCCGGAGCCGGAACGCGGTCGCGCCAGTGCGCAAGCGCGTTTGTCGTAGTAGTTGGCATGGCGAATGGCCTCCATGGCGCTCGCCAGCGCGCCTGCGTACAGGTCGCGCTCGGGGTTCCGCCGCATGCGAGTGTCCCTTCAGAGGGCGTAGCGCGCGGGCTTGCGATAGCCGGTGAACGCGATCGCCGCCGCGCCGATGGCGAACATCGCCCATGTCGACAGCTCGGGGATCGGGTTGACCGACAGCTCGCCAGTGTACGACCAGAGGCCAGGTCCAGACGCGAAGCCGCGGTAGGTGGCCGGCGTCTCGGCCCATATGCCGAGGTTGTAACCACCGGACCCGGACGTGGCCGCGTTGGTTCCGAACACGATGCCGCCCCATGTGATCGGCACGCGGTTGTCGCCGTCCCAGATGTCGGTGCCGTTGCCCGAGCGGTAGACCGCGCCGGCCGGCGTCACGAGCGCCAGCGTCTGCGTGCCGTCGATGCCCCAGCCCTGCATGGTGGCGGTGCCTGACGTGGCGAGCCCGCCCTCGACATCCACGACCACGCGTCCGTTGATCGAGCCCGAGCCGAACGGCCCGGCGAACGTGAAGCTGACGAGCGAGGCCGCGCTCGGCGTCGAGAGGGCCGCGAGGATGGTGGCGGCAAGGAGGTATCGTTTCATGGTGCTGATCCTTCCAGTCCTGACTTGATGTCAGTGTACTGCGGTTGACGTCACGGGTCGATCGTCGGGAAGCCACTCAGGTCCGCGCCGTCGAACTGGATCATCCTGATGTCCACGACCGGCACGCCTCGCGCCTCGGCCGCCTCATGCATGAGGTCGCTCTTGGTCGGCTCGCTCGCGACCTCGTTGCGACACGCCGTCAGGCAGTCGCGGAAGTCCGCGCCCTTCGAGAAGTTCGACACGCCGGACCAGACGCCTGTGATGTAGGCGAGCTGGCTCGTCATCAGCTTGATCGCCGGGTCGCTGGTGATGGCGTCGGTGCCTGCGTAGCCCGCCGGGTTGTCCATGATCTCGTGGCATCCACGAGCGATTGCGTTTGATATGGCGAGCGGGTTGCACGCGCCCCCGGCGATGCCGATCGCGTTGTGATGTCGCTGTCCCATGATCTGATCCTCTCGATTAACCCGTTAATCCGGGGAGCCATGCTTGGGCTCACTCGATGCCGCGCGTCCCTCGCGGCATCTGGTCAGCTCAGCCCTTCTTCGGCTTCGATATGCTGGCGGCGCGCGCGGCCTTGCGCCGGTCGCTGGCGACGATGTCGCCGATGGTGCGGAATGACCCGCGTCCGTACCGATCGCGCATCCTGCGGGCCGCGCCTCTCGACTGTGCTACGCTCATGGTGGTTCTCCTTAGCCAACGCGCTTGTTCGAGTTGATGATCGCCAGCGTCATCCACGGGATGTCGCGGAACATGAGGCGAGCGTGCTTGGCGCACACCGCGCCGTGGATGAAGCGCGTCTGGTTGCGCGCCTCGCCGCACGAATAGTCGATGCGGTAGGTGAAGCCCTTGGGCTGCGTCTGCGTATTCAACATGGTGCTGATCCTTCTCTCGATTAACGGGTTAATCCCGATTGGTTGCCAGTCAGCTAGATGCTCGTGCCATACAAGTAGGCCCAAAGATGCGCATCGTACTGCACCTGACGCGAGCCGCTGAGGAGGCGATGAAACAGGACGATAAGCATGACAAACTCCTTGGATTAGCTGGTTGCTCAGGCGAGGCCCCAGACGGGGGAGCCGACGCGGTGTGCGCGGATGTTCTTGGGGTGCCGCGTCTGGGCACAGTCTTCCGCGGTAATGCAGTTCGACACGAACGCACGCTGTCCGGCGTCGCTCGGGTGTGGCCGCTCGTGCTTGGGGAGCGCACGGCTGGCCGCCGTGTGCGTGGTCGGGAACTCGGCGCTCTTGATGGCGCGGAGGAAGCACTCGCCAGCGATCGCCCGCTCACGCTCCATGCGGTACGCCTCGTCGCGATCGCGGCGAAGACGGAAGGCATCCAGCTCGCGCTGCTTCTCGGCCGCCGCGTCGTGGCGCATGCGCTGAGCGATGAGGCTGAGGTTGATGGGCTTGGCCATCGTGTGTGTCCTTGGATTAACGTGTTAATCAACGATGATTGAGGATGCCCTTGGCGGCGTCGCCCCACGCGTTGCTGATGCAGCCCATGTACGGGTCCTGCTCAAAGAGCATGCCGTCCAAGCAGTGCAACGCCTCCACGAGGGTGAGGCACTCGACGCGCTCCTTGTAGCCATCGGGGTCAACCGAGTTGAGGAAGAACTCGCCGGAGAGCGGGTTATTCCGGCTGCTCGTGATTTCGCGCTGCGCCATGACCTTGAGCCAACGCTTGTCTTCGGTTGTCATCGGCTTGCCCATGTTCTGATCCTTCGTTTGGGCTCTGATTAACGTGTTAATCGAGCCTAGTTGCCGTCGCCCTGTAGGTCAGGGCCTCCGGTAGATTGTATAATAGCACAGGGAAGGGGATAAGTCAAGTCCGGGATGTGGATCAAACCAGTCACGGACCTGATAGGATTTGCAGATTACGCTGCCTCAGCCATCAGCGTGCGCGCCTGTGCTTTGCAATACGCGCAAGGGCAGCCGGCCGTGTAGATGCGGCGCAACTCCCGCGTCTCAAGGCCAAGCTCCGCCCGCCCGGCGCGGTTGGCGTCTGCTCGGAGGTGGTCATACGCCCTCTGCGAGAACGCCCCCACGCCCTGCGTGCCTTGGGCACCGCGGCGGTTGTCGTTGTGCCACGCGGACAACCAGCGCATGGGCAGAGACGCTGCCTCGATGGATGGCGTCTCCCAGGTATCCGACCAGCCGAAGTGATCCTGCTGCTCGATGAACGCGAACAGGCGCTGGAGGCGCTGGTTGCTCGGGTTACGGAACAGGCTTTGCAGCAGCCTGTTGCACAGCTCGGCCTCTGTCTCTGGCTCGGCGTTCGCCTCCAGCCCGAGCCGGCCGCGCCTCAGCTTCGCCAGAGACACGAGGCGCGCTTGGTTGAGCGGCTGCACACGCTCCACGAAGAAGTCCATCGACACGGCCCACGCCTGATCCCCGCGGGTCCATGTCACTGTCGTGGGCTTGTAGGCTGGCGTGACGACGAACCATCGCTGGCCCTTATGGACGCGCTCGCCCGTCTTGAGCCATGTGTGCCTATCTGGCCCGGCGTACCGGGAGTGCTGCCTGTCCTCGCTCACTTGCTCGTGCTCCTATCCGGTTGATTGCACTGACATAGACCCATCGTCAGTGTACGTCAAGGGGGTGTCAGTGCGTTAACGCGCTAATCGAGCGACGTTAGCTCTGGACACTGACATTGATTTCTCAGGGGAAATCGCGCCGCAAGTGCAAACGCTGCACTTAGCGAGAACGAGCTAGTTTATTTCAGCACACAGCGGATGCGTCATACGCGCAAGGCGTTGATGTCGTAACCAATAAGTTACCTGATTAACTTATGGGTCGTTTTCCAACATACAAGTCCCCCCATGGAGAATAGGATAAGGTGTTTAGGGGGGATACGGCAGGAGTGTTGTAATAAGTGGCCAAGGCTCAAAAGTTACCTGACGGGGATATGTATATTGTCAAAACATATATATAAGTGTATCAGGTAACTTATTGGTTACGATATCATGCACTTGGCTGGTAGGAGCACGAGCAACGCCGGCTACGCGTATGATCGCCAACTACTGCGACGCTTGATTTCATTGGTGTCATGAGCTAACGGGGACTAGCTCGGGCGCGCTGCAATTGATATCGTTGGGTTATGAGCTACGGCCGGATTAACGCGTTAATCGAACCTGCAAAGCGCACAAAAAAGCCGCCAAGCCTCGCGGCTGACGGCTATGTCAAAGGCAATAAAAAAGGCCGCTCGCAAGAGCGGCCTTAGTTTCGTCAGTTTGGATTACGCGGTCATCAACTTGGCCAGTTGCGCTTGCAGCGCCGCAATCTGCGCTGCCCTCGGATCGCTCATGATCGCGCGAGCCTTGGCAATGCCAGCGTGGAAAGCGGCGAACGTTTCCCGCAACACTTCGCCAGCGTCGCCGATGATGACCTTGGCGTTCACGCGTTCGAAGTCGTTGACCTTGACGTCAAGGTCTTTCAACCAGTCGTTCGCGTCGCCAATGGTCTTGACGTGGGGAACCGTGGCCGACGCAATCGAAGTCGGGAGGCTGGAACCGTGCGCCAAATCCTCGGGTTTGGCGTGCGTCGCGTTTCCTTCTGGACGCGGCTTGCGAGACGTCTTCATAGCGGGAATGTTGAACGCCGCACGGATGCGGGAAAGCGTGACGCGAGCGGAGTTGAGCACGCGTTGCGCCCGTTCGGTCCGGTTTTTGTCGCTGTTCTTTTCCGGCGCGGCGAAGAAATACGGCTGCAAGCTCAACTGCAAGCGCGCGGCGCTTTCCTCAATGCCGCATCCGCCCATGAGACGGCCAGTCATGTATTCGTCAAAGATCGGCGAAAGGCGCTGTTCGTCTTCGGCCGACACAGTCGCGTCTTTCTCGCACTGAGGAACATTGAGGAAAGCGATCGCGGCCTTCAAAGCGCCGCGCGACGCGTCGGCAAACGTCTGTTCATTGCGAGCCGTGTCGAGAACCAATTCCAAAGCCTTGTCCAAAGACACAGGGGCGAACGTCGAGAGATTGATAGCAGTCATGACACACTCCAATGAAGCAACCGGGCCATCCCGATTGACAAAACAAGATTAGCATGTCTCGCGGTCTATTTCCCCTGACTTGCCGGCTTCGATTAACGCGTTAATCGGGACGCCTAGCGCGCACGCCGGGCGCATAGGGCAGGGGAGGGCTACTATAGAGAAGCATTCTTTTATTGGGGAGGGCTACTATAGAGAAGCATTCTTTTATTGGGGAGGCAGGGGGCCGAGGGGGGGAAAGATTTCAATAGGGGTGGGTGGGTCCATGGTCCCATATGAAATTTTGGCTAATTTCCCCACGGATACAATACAAAGTCTTGAAATTAGACTCTAGCATATGTGCCACTGATAGCCTGACGCACTGTTGTGAGGGGGCGTCTGGTGCTATATCGGCCCGTCGCCCTCACAGAGCTGGGCATGTCGCTGATCCGCATGCTGGGCCGAGGGCCACCTTGGCCAGGGGCCGTTTACGTAAACGGCCCCTGGTCCTTTTTCTGCGGTGTAGGTGATTTCACTGACAGACGTAAGGCGCTGACAACACAACACGTTTCGCGGATACGTCGCACGGGTTTATTTAGTGAGCGGACGTCCGAGGTGTTGCGTTGTTCGCTGTTCACCCGTAAACGATTTTCAGTGCTCGCGAACAAACCGTGAGCCTCCTGCGGGCCGACTAGGATCAGCAGCCGGACGCCGGTAGATCAAAGAAGGACCGATCGCAACGGTGCCCCGCTACCCGCCCCCGCCTTTTCTTATGTGGATCGACGTGCTACCTACACTGACATGGCCACGTCGCTCGCCCTCCTGGACAAAGACCCAACGGACCTCGGCTTCCCGCCGAGCCTCCCGCTGGAGCTGGCCGCGCGCACCGGCACCATCCGCGAGGTGTGCGAGAGCTACGGACTGAGCCGCCCCGAGTGGGAGGCGCTGCGCACCAACGAGTTGTTCCAGATGGCGTGCGCGGAGGCGCTCAAGATCGTCCAGGCGGAGGGTGGCTCCTTCAAGGCCAAGGCGCGCACCATGGCAGAGATGTTCCTCTCCAGGCTGTGGACGCTGGCGAACGGCGACCTCAAGGACGTGCCGGCGAACGTGCAGGCCGACATCATGAAGTTCGTGGTGCGGGTGGCGGGGCTCGACGCGTCAGTGGAGCAGAAGGCCGCCGCCTCCGGCAAGGCGATCGCGAGCAACGCGCTACAGATCAACATCAACCTCGGGTGACACCATGAGCGAAGAACTGACGCACGGCGGCCGGCTTGTCGGCATGACTTTCAACCCGTCCGGCGACCGGATGGTGGCGCACCTCAAGGGCAAGTGCGCCGAGGTGATCGACTGCGTCGAAGCCATGGTGCCGCGCGACGTCGACCATGCAGACATCATCTTCGAGGCGAAGATGAGAGCCCTCGACGCACAGATGTGGGCTGTGAAGGCCGCCACCTGGCGCACCTAAAGGCCCAAAGGCCGCACCGCGCCCTCGGTCCCGACGACTGGTTCAAACCGTCGCGTGAAGAAATTGGGTAGGGGCTTGGGTCCGAAGTGCATCGACGGACGCTCCTGAGTCGCCGGGAAAGCAGTGCACAAGCGACGTGTCGAAAGACGGGCCTCGTTAGAACCTCGCGAGGAACCCACCATCTTGTCAGTGTACTGATCCGAGGGTATGACTGCTCCGTAACGCCCGATAACAGGGCAGGGAGCAGCCTCGTGGAACCGATCAGCCTCAGTGCAGACCCCGCGTCCATCCGCGCCTACGCGGTGATCGCGACCCTGTTCGTCGTCTTCATGCTCGGCTTCACCACCGGCTACGAGGTCGGCTGGAAGCGCAAATGCACCTTCGTCTACCGCAAGGTGCGGGAGCAGGTGCTCGACGACGTGAACGCGGCCTGGGCTGTCGGCAAGGCCAAGGCGAACGCCGCCGCCCGCTTCGGCTCGGAGAAGTAGGCCATGCTCAAGATCGTCCGCGGAGACGACACCATCGAAGTCTGGGTAGGCACCGCCCTCGTGTGGAGCGGGTCGCTCAGCGAGTGGAGCCGCGCGATCGCCAACCCCGCGTTCCCGCAGAAGGCAGCGTGAAGAAATCGGGCAGGGGCACCACCTACTTGTCAGTGTTGCGTCGCTTGTCAGTGTAGATAGCCGGGCGTATAAATACCTCCGCCACTCAGGCGCAGGGGTTCGCACCAATGCCCGCCATCGACGACCTCAACAACATCGCCTCCCGGCTCGAAGCAGCGGCGAACGCGCTCGGTGCCGCCGCAGCCTCGGCGTCCGATATCGTGAAGACCCACCAGGGCAAAGAGGCTGTGATCACGCAGCACGTCGCGCGGCTCAACGCCGTGGCGAACGCCGTGGCGAACGCGACCAACGCCCTCGTCGAAGCCGCCAAGTAGGAGCGCCGGCCATGACCTACGCCTGCCCGGACGTCACCCCGGCTCTCGCCGCGCTTACCAAGTCCGTCGACGCGCTCAGGGAGGCCGGCTCCAGGTCTACCCTCCCCGACGTCTCCGGCTACCTGCCGTCGCTCGATCTCGTCGAGCGCGTGCTAATGTTCGGCGGCATCTTCGCTCTCGGCGTCGCCGTCGTGGTCCTCTACCAGAAGTACGTCCCAGGGCTGCTGGCCAGACTGGGCAAGGGGACGAAGTCGGTGCGTGCGTCGGTTTCCAAAGCCGAGAGCGCCGTCTCCAAGGCTGAGAGCGCCGTCCAGACCATCGTCAGCAAGGTCTGACGCCGTGCCGCTCGTCTTCTGGCGCGTCTGGCCGATCGCGGTCTTCAGCATCTGGGCCAGCTCCTGGCTCGCACCGAGCGAGCTGTGGACGAACTACCTCAGAGCGACACGGGGGACCCGATGACCATCTTCATCTACGGGCTCGGCGTCTACGTGCTCCTCACCTTCGTCGTCAGCGTCGTCGGGTCCCTGTGGGGGATCGCGAAGGACGACCGCCGGGACGAGGACGAGTGATCGGCGATGCGCCATGACCACCAGCGTCATAAACTACAAGCCCCCGGAGATCGTCAAAGCGTACATCAAACGCTATGTGCCGGACGAGCTGTTCTACACCTGGATCGTTGGACCGTTCGGTTCGGCCAAGACCACGGGGATGTTTTTCAAGCTGGTCTTCATGGCCAGCATGCAGGTCAAAAGCCCGGACGGCATACGCTACTCACGCGCCGTCGTCGTCCGCAACACCTTTCCCCAGCTCCGTGACAACACCCTCGTATCCTGGAATTACTGGTTCCAGGACGGGGTAGCTGGCGAGTGGAAGGCGAGCGAGAACAAGTTCACGCTGCGCTACGGTGACGTCGAGTGCGAGGTGCTGTTCCGAGCGCTCGATACGCCGGCCGACGTCACCCGCGTGCTCGGCCTGGAGATCACCTTCGCCCTGATCGACGAGTTCGTCGAAATTCCGCGGAAGATCATCGAGGGCCTCTCGGGGCGGCTCGGGCGCTACAAGCCGCCTGGCGACGTCGGCTGCACCAATTACGGGATGTGGGGCGCGTCCAACCCAGGCACCGAGGACAACTGGTGGTTCGACGACCTGCACGGCAAGCTGAACGCCGACACTGGCGAGTGGGCCGGCAGCGTCCAGGTCAAGTTCCCCGGCACCGACGAGGCCCAGGCCGCCTACGAGGCGTTCGAGCACGTCCCGGAGGACATCAGCTCCTGGTACTACCACCAGCCGTCAGGCACGGCCCCGGACGCTGAGAACATCGAGCACCTGCCCAAGGGCTACTACAAGAACCTGGCGAAGGGGAAGTCGAAGGAGTGGGTCAAGCAGTTCATCGACGCAGAGTGGGGCTTCAGCGTCGGCGGCACCGCGGTGGTCAAGACCTTCCGGCCCGAGTTGCACGTCGCCCCGCGCGAGCTGCGCTTCAACCGCCACCTGCGCCTCATCGTCGGGCTCGACCCAGGCCTGGCAGGCTCGGCGCTGATCTTCATGCAGCAGGACCTGTTCGGGCGCATCGTGGTGCTCGGAGAGCTGGTCCAGAGCGGCTACGGGGCCAAGCGCCTGATCACCGAGCGGCTCCGCCCCTATGTTCGCGAGCGGTTCCCGGAGGCGCGGCTCATGTTCGCCCCGGACCCGGCGGCGGCCAACCGCTCGGCCAACGACGAAAAGACGATCGTCGCCACCTTCCGTTCGGAGTTCGGCAACGAGAACGTCAAGATCGAGACCAACAACCGCCTGCCGCTGCGTCTGAACGCGATCGACCACTATTGCTCGACGCTGGTCGAGGGCGGGCCGGCGCTGCTGATCGACCCGATCCACTGCCCGGTGCTGGTCCGCGCGCTGAAGGGCGGCTGGCGCTTCGCGATGGACATCAAGAAGGACCAGATAAAGGACGCCGACCCGGAGAAGAACCAGTGGAGCCATCCCGGTGACGCCTTTGGCTACGGGCTCCGCTACTTCCACAAGGGCGTGATGCGCGACGACCGGGGCGGCAAGGCGTTCACCCCGCCGAGGCCGCAGGGCAGCGAATACCACATGCGCTGACCCCATCTTGTCAGTGTACTGACGTGGCTGTATGTCAGTGCAATGCCAGTCCCAGCGACAGTCCCCTCCGAGATCGAGCCGCCGAATGTACCCGTTCCGGGCGGGACCGCCGACGCGCCGGTCACGGTCGTGAAGTCGGAGCAGCTCCGCATGCTCGGCGTGCGGCTCATGTCGCTGTTCGATCAGTACCGCAGCGATCGCCGGATCGCCGAGCTGCGCTGGCTGCGCAATCAGCGCCAGTACCTCGGCATCTACGATCCCGAGGTCGAGCAGTTGATGAGCCCGAACCGCTCGAAGGCGTATCCGCGGATCACCCGCGTGAAGTGCATTACAGTGCTCTCGCACCTGATGAACCTGATGTTCCCCGGCAACGAGCGGAACTGGGAGCTTCAGCCCGCGCCGGACCCCGACATCACGATGGACGACGTCAAGGAGGCGGTCCAGGCGGCGCAGACGAAGGACCAGGCGGCCGGTGTCCAGCCCAAGCCCATGACGCTCGACTACGCCATGGACGCGATCCACCAGCTCATGATCGACCGGGCCGAGAAGCTCAGCGTCGTGATCGACGACCAGCTCCAGGAGCTAGGGGGCGGCCAGGACTACGACTACATCGCCCTCAACCGCGAGGTGCTCCAGTCGGGCATCCAGTACGGCCTGGGGCTCCTGCGCGGCCCCTTCGCGCGCAAGTCGAAGACGGTCATCTGGGACATGACGCCGGACCCGCAGACGGGGCAGCAAATCCCGACACCGACCAAGGTGGACTGCTTCCGACCGCTGTTCGAGTTCGTGCCGGTGTGGGACTTCTTCCCCGACCTGGCGGCCAAGACCTTCGCGTCGATGGACGGCTATTTCCTCCGCAAGGTGATGTCCAAGTCGCAACTCGTCGCGCTGGCCAAGCGCTCCGACTTCATGAGCGACGTGATCAAGACCTACCTGCGGATGTACCCGGTCGGCAACTATAAGCCACTGGAGTACGAGCAAGAGCTGCGCGTCATGGGCGTGAAGGCCAATGTCAACGACATGAAGGCCGACAGCCAGAAATACGAGGTGCTCGCATGGTACGGCAAGCTCGATGGGCAGAGCCTCGCCGACTGCGGCGGCGACGTGCCCGAGGACAAGATCACCGACGAGCTGGACGCCGAAATCTGGTTCGTGGCGGGCAACGTCATCAAGTGCGCGCTCGACCCGTGGAAGAAGCTCGGCCACGACGTGAAGACGCTGCATCCGTTCCTCTACGACAAGGACGACACCTCGCCGATCGGCTTCGGGCTGCCCAACGCGATCCGCGACAGCCAGATGATGGTCGCCGCGGCGACGCGCATGCTGCTCGACAACGCTTCGGTGACCTGCGGGCCGAACGTCGAGTTGAACACCGATCTGCTCCGGGCCGACCAGGACCTCTCCAGCATCTCCTCCTACAAGATTTGGTATCGCGAGGGCACCGACATGGCCGCCCAGTGGCCGGCGGTGCGCAACGTCCAGATCGACAGCCACATGAAGGAGCTGATGGAGGTCATCACCCTTGGGCTCAAATTCGCTGACACGGAGACGTTTGTCGGGCCGGCGAACGGGGGCGACCCCTCGCAGGCCCCGAGTGAGCCAATGCGGACGGCAGCGGGCGCGTCCATGCTGCGCGGCAACGCGGCTCTGCCTTTCAAGGACATGGTCCGGGCCTTCGACGGTCTCACCCAGTCCGTAGTCACCTCGATCGTCCAGTTCAACCGGGTCTTCAACCCGAAGAAGGTGCATGCCGGCGACTACAACGTGATCGCCCGCGGCGCGACGAGCCTCATCGCCAAGGAAGTGAAGGGGATGCAGGCCGACCAGCTCGTGCAGACCATGACCCCCGAGGAGAAGGTCTACGTCGACAGCAAAAAGCTGCTCACCTACCGGCTCCGCTCGCGCGACATGGACGACGTTCTGGTCAGCGACAGCGAGGCGCAGCGCCGGCAGCAGGCCCAGACCCAGGAGCAGGAGGAGCAGGAGAACCAGCAGAAGGAGCTGGCCCAGGCCACGCTCAGGAAGCTGCTCTCCGACGCCTACAAGAACATCTCCGCAGGCTCGAAGAATACAGCCGCGGCCGATGCGCAGACGGTCGGGGCGTTCCTCGACATTCTCGAACGGGGACTGAACATCAATGGCGCAGCCCAACAACCCGCCGCTCTCCCGCCGCCAGGAGATAGCGGCCTTGGCGGACAGCCTCCAGAGGCTGAAGGACAGCAGCCCGGAGGTGGCGGCGATGATCAGGCTCCTCCGCCTGGAGTTTGAGGAGGCGCGCGACGCGCTCCTGACCGCCGATCCCACCCGATTTGCGCCCCTACAAGGCGAGGCCACCGCGCTTCGCCACTTGCTCACGCGGCTGACCACGCCGCGGCCCATGATCCCGAAGGAGACCAGCAATGGCTGACGAGTTTGAACAGTATTTCGACCAGCTCGCACGGCTCAAACCCGACGAGAAGCCTCCGGTCAGCTTTGGTCAGCCGGTGGTCGATCCAGTTGTGGCGGTCACGCCGCCAGTAGAGACCCCCGTCGTCACCGACCCACCGGCCACGGATGTGCCCAAGGGCGAAGTGCCGGCCACAGGTGCCGATGGGGTCACGCCTCCGGTCGAGACGCCGGTCGTCGCGCCCGTAGAGACCCCATCGGCACCTGTGGCCGGGGACACTGACCTGCTGACGCGGCTGGCCGACATTCTCGACAAGCGCCAGCCGGTCGTCCAGCAGCCGCAGCCACAGCCGGTGCAGGCTCCGCCGTTGTACACTGACGACGAGGAGGGCCGCATAGCGAAGTTCCGCGAGGACTGGCCGGACATCTTCGACGCGTTCGCGCTCATGGCGCGCGGCACCTCGGCGCAGAACAACGCCTTCGTGTTCCAGGAGGTCGCGAAAGCGATCGGCCCGCAGCTCCAGAACCTCCAGACGGTGCAGACCGACCATCACTACATGGCGCTGAAGGCGGCGATCCCGGACTACGACACGGTGCGTGACCCTGTAGTCAAGTGGGCTCGCGAGGACCGCAACATCCCCGGATACTTGCGCACCGCCTACAACAGTGTTATCGAGGGTGGAGACGTCGGCGAGATCAGTGACCTCGTCGGACGCTGGAGACAAGCGACCGGAACGGCACAGCCGAAACCGGCGACCGATGTCCCAGCGAAGGTGGAGACCGGACTATCCCAGGCTGCCAAGCAGGCGGCAGAAGCCCTGGCACCAGTCAGCTCCAAACGGACGGCGAACGTCCCCAGCGAACTCATCGACTTCGACACCGCGTTCGCGGCCTTCGCCAAGGCTTAACCCCCGCGCTCCCAGAGCGCGGATGTGCCTGGGAGCACGATCATGACTGTCATCACCGGCTACGGCGACATCTCGCCGGCAATCGCCGCCTACGCGGTGGTCCGCATGCTGAAGCGCGCGCTGCCGCTGCTCCAGCTCGAACGCTTCGGCCAGACCTACCCGCTGCCGACGAACTCGACGCAGACCGCCAAGTTCCGCCGCTACTACATGAAGGGCTCGGCTGGCGCGGCCGGACCCGACGCGATCGGCTCGGATGGCTTCAGCATGCCGCTGGCCACCACGCCGCTGATCGAAGGCGTGACCCCCTCGGGCTCGACGCTCGCCAACACCGACTACACGGTCACGTTGGCCCAGTACGGCGACTACATCACGATCACCGACGTCGTCATGGACACCCACACCGACCCGATCCTGGCGCAGGCGACCGACATCCTCGGCGAGCAGGCGGCCCAGACGGTCGAGACGCTGCGGTTCAACGTCCTCAAGGCGGGCACCAACGTCTGGTACGCCGGCAGCGTCGCCGGCCGCGACAGCATCGTCACCAAGATCGTGCAGGGCGACCAGCGCCATGTGACGACCGGCCTCAACCGCCAGAACGCCAAGAAGATCACCTCGGTGGTCTCCTCGAACCCCGACTTCAACACGACGTCGGTCGAAGCGGCCTACATGGCGGTCTGCCACCCGGACCTGGAGACCGACATCCGCGACATGACCGGCTTCGTTCCCGTCGCGAAATACGGCCCGCACACCTCGCCGTTCGAGGGCGAAGTCGGTTCGGTCGAGCAGGTGCGCTACCTGACCTCGACGATCCTGCTGCCCTGGACCGGAGCCGGCGGCTCGGTCGGGTCGACTGGCCTGCGCTCGACCAGCACGAATGTGGACGTCTACCCGGTGCTCTACTTCGGCCGCGACGCCTTCGGCATCGTGCCCCTCAAGGGCAAGTCCGCGATGACGCCGATGGTCGTGAACCCCAAGCCGGCTCCGGGCGACCCGCTCGGCCAGCGCGGGACGGTCGGCTGGAAGCTCTGGACCGCGACGGTGATCCTCCAGGACGCCTTCATGGGCCGTCTCGAAGTGGGCTGCACCGCGTAACGAACAACAGGCGCCGGAGGGGGTTTAGGCCCCCTCTCCCACCTCTGATCTTCGCCCCAGGAGGGCACCATGACCACCAACTACATCGACGTCGCCTTCCACGGCTCGGCCTTCCCGGCGACGTACACGGTCCCCGGCGCGCTGCGCGCGATCGGCGTCACGACCACGACGAACATGCTCGCCGCGAGCATCATGGCCGATCTCGAAGACGACGAGATCAACGGGACCTTCACCGCGCTCGGCAACGACATCACGATCCCGATCGGCTTCAACCCGACGAAGATCGAGGTCTGGAACTGGACGGACGGCATCAAGGTCGAATGGGCTTACGGCGCTCCGGCGACGAAGACCATCAAGACCATCACCAACGCGGCGACGGTCGTCGGCGCAGGCGGCGGCACCGTCCCGGCGGACGAGCTGGAGGACGCCAACTCGCTGATCGTCGTGACGACCTCCGACGGCACCCCCGGCAGCAACGCCTCGGTCAGCTTCGCGGCGGCCCTCGCGGTCAACGCCAAGGTCCTGTCCTTCCGCATCGAAGGCTAACCCCATTCCGGTCGCGCCCTGTCCCCGCGGCCGGTCAACTCGGGGGCCTTCGTGCCCCCGCTTTTTTGTGGAGACCGACACCATGCACGAGGAAGAAACCCCGGCCGCTGAAGCGACCGTGACGCCGAAAACCCGGCGCAACTGGAGACAGGTGAAGGCCGAGAACGAGGCCAACAAGAAGACAGTCGAGCCGGGGGCGGTCGACGCCAAGCCGGATCGGGTCCGCATCCTCCTGGAGGAGAACGACAACATCCCGCCGGGTGGGCAATTCTTCGGTGTCAACGGCGCGGGCTTCCTCCTGCGGCCGGGCGTCGCAGTCAGCGTACCGCGCGGCATCCTCGACATCCTCGACAACGCCGTCATGGACGTGCCCGTCGTGAGCCCGGACAACATGCAGGTCATCGGCTACCGCAAGAAGCTGCGGTATCCTTACCGGGTGGCCGACCGCGCCGCGTAACGGGGAGATACTCAGATGACCCTCGGCGACCTGCTTGACGAACTGCGCGGCAACCTGCTGCGCGACAAGAGCGACCAGGTCTCCGGGGCCTCGGACTACCTATGGAGCGACGAGACGCTCGTTCGCTATATTGACCAGGCGCAGCGCAGGCTCGCGCGCCGCGCGCTCGTAATCCGCGACAACACCTCCGACGTCACGCACATCGAGACCGAGGCTGGCACGGCCTCCTATCGGCTCGATCCGGCGATCCGCGCCGTCCTGTCGGTCAGGATGGCGGGCGACCACCAGGACCTACCGCGCGCCGGCCATGACGCGCTGAACGCCTACCACACCCCTGATCCACTGTTCTTCGACGCCGCGATCCTGGATAGCCTGCCTCCGGGCAAGGCCCGCGCATGGAGCACTGACGAGAGCGTCCTCGCGGACGAGACGGGGTCGTTCCAGTCGATCAACTTGACGCTCTACCCTGTAATCGCCGCCCCATACGACGGCGTCACGGGGCAGCTTCGCGTCATCCGCTTGCCGCTCGTGCGGCTCGAAACCTCAAATCTCGGCGCGGTTCCAGAGGTTCCCGAGGATCACCACCTCGACATGCTGGATTGGGCGGCGTATCTTGCGCTGCGAGGCGTTGACACTGACGTGGCGGGAGCAGGCGCACCACAGCGGGCGATGGAGTTCAAGGCGAGCTTCGAGCAGCACTGTACTGACGCCCGCAAGGACGTGATGCGCAAGCTGTTCACGCCGCAGCAGTGGGGCTTCGGGAGATCGGGCTGGTCCTGGGAGAGCTGAGATGCCTGTGTTCGACGTCACCCAGCCGCCGCAGGGCCGGGATCAGGCGCTCCCGGCGCATCCGGTTGTTTCTTCGGGCGCGACCCAGACCAACGCGAATACGGGCGGGATGGTTGACCGCGGCGCGATCGGCCAGTACCTGCCGCAGGGCAATCTCGTCGAAGTTGGCTGGCCTCAGCCGCAAAACGTCTTCCCTGCTTCGCTCGGGCGCGCAGCCGCGGAGACTGGGCGTCTGGTCGGCGCTGGGGTCTCCGCGTACATGAACACGCCGCAGCAGCAGGCTGCGACTGATGGGCTGAAGCACGCCGCAGCCACCGCGATGGCGTACCTGACAGGCCACGCGGAGGGGGCGTCGAAGGCTCCGCCGCCAGCACCCACACCCACACCCCCGCATACGCCGACCCCAGGCTACCAGGTCCAGTACCCCAACGCGCTCGGTGGCCGTCCCGACGCCCGCGGGAACTTCCCAGGCTACAATGGCGACGGCGTTTCGATCACGCCAGGCCCAGTCGGGTACGTGGGTCCTGCGCCCGGCGGCCAGGCACCTGCCGCCCCGAGCGGCGGCAACATGCTCACCGCCGCCGCTGGCGCGATGCCGCGCGATCAGTTCGTCAACGCCTTCCGCGGCGTGCCGGCGCAGATGCTGATCGAGGCGCTTCAGGTCGCCAGGCCGCCCTCCATGGAGGACCAGGCCAGGTCGTTGTCGGTAGACGCCGCGGCCCACTCCGGTGGGCGCGACTTGGTGACCGAACTGCTGCGGGCCTTCGGGCTCGGAGGCAATTACGTCCCCTTCGCGGGGATGAACAAGGCTCAGTGAGTGGGTGCAATGGCTGATGTCGGCGATCCGCGCTACGCGAACTTTTGGCAGGCTGTCGACCAGGCTTACGCTCAAGGGCACCCAGCCGGGATGGTCGCGCCGAGCCAGAGCGGGTTCCTCAGCTCAGCGCTCGTAGGGGGAACCCACGAGGCGTTGGGGCAGGTCGCGAGTGCGGCCAAGGGCCTCGGCGCGCTGACTGGGTCGACTGCGCTCACCCAGTGGGGTGGGCGGGCGGCGCAGGGCCAGCAGGCCGCCGCCACGGCGGCCGAGAACCCCGCGTGGGAAGCCACCAGCGCCTTCTCTCCGTCCGGGCTCGCCTATCGGGTGGCCAAGGGCATGCCTGGCATGGTGCCGGTGCTCGGAGGCGCGATGGGCGGTGCAGCGATCGGTGGGGCGCTCACAGGCCCGGCGGCTCCGGTCGGCGCGACTGTCGGCGGCCTCATCGGTGGCGCGCTCGCCGCCTACCCACAGATGTTCGGCGGCAACGTCCAGACGCAGGAGCAGTACACCGGCAAGGATGTCACCCAGGGCGAGGCCGCCAAGGCGGCTGGGCTCGCTGTCCCCATGGCCGCGGTCGGCGCGCTCCCGGCGGAGCGCCTCTTTGGTACGGTTGCCAAGGGCGTCGCCGAGCCGCTGTGGAAGGCCGCCTCGAAGCAGGCAGGGACGCAGGCTGTCGCCTCCGCTGGCCAAGACTTCATTGGGCAGCAGATGGGCGACCCGAACCGGCCGATCGCGAACCGAGCGCAGCAGATGGTCGAGGCCGCGCTGACCGGCGGCGCGATGGGCGGCGTGATGGGCGGCGGGCTGCACATGCTCGCCAAGAAGCCCGTTCACACCATCACAGACGACGACCTGACGACTGCGGTCAAGGACGCGCTCGATCCGGCCCAGAAGCCGCAGATCGCCGGGCTGCTCCAGTCGCCAACGATGCCCATGAACGCCGCGCGGCCCTACGAGGGCCTCTCGAACGAGGCGCTGCTGGACCACGCACAAACCTTGCAGCTCAGGGACCCGAACCACCCGGCGCTGATGGACGTGGCCAAGGAGATGGAGCTGCGCCGGTCGCCCCCAGAGCCGGGGCCGGACCCCGACGCGGCGCTGCACACCGCGTGGCAGGATAAGTCCGGGCTCACCAACGAGGCAGAGCGGGTGCTTCCGGGCTCGGAGGCAGACCGGCTGGAGAGCGCCTGGGCGACGTCGCCCAGGGCGGTTCAGCCGATGCTCGGGCTGCCGTCCCCAGAGATGCTGCGCATGCCGCGCGGGGAGGACGAGCCCGTTCACGAGCCGTCCGTCGCCGTTGTGCCCAAGCGCGACGAGGCAGGGAACCTCGTCTTCGACAAGCGCGACAATCCGCTCTCAACCCGCGCCCCGATCGAGATGAGCCAGACGGTCGCTGGCGAGCCCGTCGAGCCGCCCAAGGGGCCGCTCGGGCTGCCGTCCCCGACGAAAGAGGCGGAGCGGGCGCAGGAGACGATCGAGCGGTCGACGGACCCGGTGAACGAGCCGCTCGGGCCGCCGCGCGTCATGTCGGGCGAAGTCCCGAAGATGCCGGATCGCAGCGCGCCGCTGCCGCAAACGATCGCCAAGACCGCCATGGACGCCAACGGGGGCAAAATCCCCTCGATCCTGCGCGGGTCGGCCAAGCTGACGCCCGAGGGGGCCGAGGCCGTGATCCGGGCCGACTGGGCAGACAAGACCCCGAACGAGCGGCTGAAGGATCGACTGATGCCGGTCGCTCGGCTGCTCGACATGGTCGACGAGGCCGGCAACCTGAACGCGCCGAGGGGTGCGCCCTCGATCCGCGAGGCGGTCCCGGAGCAGCATCAGGCCCGGTTCGACAAGCTCGAAGACATCAAGGCCAAGGTGCCAGAGGCCGACAGAAAGGACGTCGAGGATGCTCAGGTCGCTCTTGCGAATGGTGGACGTGGCACTGTTTCCATGGTGGATGCTACGATCGCGGAGTTTCAGCGCACCGTCGCCGAGGGGGTGGCTCGTGCCAAGCGCGCGGCTGCCCGTGGCGAGGCCGCTGCCGCGGCTCAGCCGGCGGCTCCCGTCGAAGCTCCCGCCGCAGAGAAACCGGGTCAGGCACAACCGGCACCGGCTGCGCCTGTCGCTCAGGAGCCCGCGCCGTCACCCACAGCTACGGCCAAGGTGGATGAGCTGATCAAGCAGTTCCGAGGCGTGGCTGAGAACCCGTCAGGGAAAAAGGCGGAAGCGCCGACGCCGATCGCCCCGGAACACATCGAAGGGCTCCGCGGCCTGATCGACCGACAGGGCACGGTGTCGCTCGCCGATCTCGCCAAAGCGATGCCAGGCATCAACCGGGCAGGGCTCGACGACGTCGTCAGCCGGCTCAGGTTCGCCGGTGTGCTCACCCCGCGCGAGGGAGGTGCGTTCGACGTGCTGCGCCCGCTGAGCCCAGAGGGGAAGCCGGCCGCGCCCGTCGCCGCCGAGGAGACCTCAGCCAAGATCACGACGCCCAAGGGGGCGAACGCAGTTGAGCGGTTCAAGCAGCTCGTCGCCGAGGTGATGGGCGGCAAGGAGCCGGCAGCGCCGTATCAGTCGGTCCGCGACGCGATCGCGCGGGTTCGCGCCTCCGGCAAGATCATGGAGAACGTCGAGCCGTCGTGGACGCCGAACCACCCGAAGCACGACACGGTTGTCACCAGGGACTGGAAGGCCGCGATGGCGATCCAGAAGGAGCGGCTCGACAAGATCGAGCAGGCGCTGAACGAGAACCCGGAGCAGCTTCGGTACCTCTCCGACGATCACTTCTACGGCCCGCTATGGGACAAGCTGTACTCCGAGACCAAGAACAACGACTACCCGGACGGCGTGCTGCAATGGAACGCCATGAAGGCGGCCGAGAGCCACGCCGAGCTGGAGCAGCGCGTCATCGACGCGATCCGCCGCGAGCTGCCGCCGAACGAGAACGACTGGTTCCTGCGCGGCGCGTCGTCGGACGCTCAGCGTAACCAGATGGACGTGGACCTGACAGGCATCGTCCGGGCCAGCGGGCAGACAAAGCCTGCGCTGGAACACATTGCTCAGAGCGGCTCCGACCCGCTGGTCCGTGCGGTCGCGAGGCTGTTGTCCAACAGCGGCGTAGACCCGAGCATCTCGTTCAGGGACCCGGCGCGGATCGCACGGACGCAGGGTCGTTGGCCTCCATCGTCACTCACCGCTGGCGCTCGGGGCATGTACACGGCCCGCACCGATGGCATCAACCTGTTCGGCGCTTCCGGCCTGGAGCATGCGGTTGTCCACGAGGCGGCGCATGCCGGCTCCGTCAGGGCGCTGGGAGAAGACAATCCGGCCTCACGCGCGTTCAAGAGCCTGTTCGACGCCGTGAAGAAGCGGTCTCCGAACGACGACGCCTACGGTCTGACGGAGCCCAAGGAGTTCCTCGCCGAGGGCATGTCGAACGCGCAGTTCCAGGAGTGGATGCGCGGCCAGAAGGAAGCTGGCAAGACCTTGTGGCAGCGGTTCAAGGACGGCGTCGCGAACCTGCTCGGGTTCGGCGGCAGCAAGCGCACGCTGCTCGACCAGTTCATGGAGCGTGGGTCAGCGGTTCTCGCCGAGGATCAGCACTACGACCGTGCGCTGGCGCACACCCCCGCTGGGTCCGACGCCGCGCTCAAGCCGGCCTTCCTCAAGCTCGACGAGATGCGCGATCGCGTCTCCGAGATGCCGGTCGAGCACCTGACGAACTTCATGCCGCATCTGCGCTCGACGGTGCTCGGCTGGGTCAACAGCCAGACCATCGCGAAGTGGTACGGAAAATACGCCCCGTCTTTCCTCACCCACACCGAGAACCTCGAATGGCGCGACCTCATGAAGGAGGTCAACACCAAGGCGTCGTCCGCGTCGATCGACCGCGCGGCTGCGTTGCCGGAGGCGAGCCAGGAGAAGTTCAACAAGCTGGTCACCGGGCTCCACACCGGGGTCAACGGCATGCTCGATTGGTCGGCCCACAAGGACTTGTTCGACGCGCCGAACGCGGCCGAGCTTGGCAAGAGCCACATGCGCCTGGCGCAAATCTGGAAGTCGATGTCCGGCGAGGAGCGCGGCGCGTTCCAGGGCCTTGTCACGGCGCAGCGGGCGCACATGGAGCAGCTCTTTGCGACGCAGCTCTACAACTTCATCAAGAGCGACTACGCCAAGGACATCCCGCTGCCTCCGGGGCTGGACCCGAGCGAGCAGTTCCGCCTAAACCCGACGCTGCACGACGACCCGGCCGCGAACCTGGCGTACTGGAAGTCGGCAGGAGACCAGCTCGCGAAACTCGCCGGCAACCATATCGACACGGTCAAGGGCGCGCTCGCCAAGCTCAAGGGCGTCAAGGCTGGCGCGACCGGCCCGGATGCAGGGGTGATCACCAAGCGTGGCGAGAGCCTCGCCGACAGCATCTCGCCGCTCAGCTCGCTGCTGAGCGACCGCGTCACGCGCCTCGCCGAACTCGATCGGCTGCCCAACTTCCCGATGGGGCGGAACGGCGAGTTCTTTTCGGCCGCCAAGCTCAAGCTGAGCGACGACGGGCTTCCGTCTGCAAAGGCTGTCGACAAGCTCCAGAGGATGCTGAACGCCGGGGGCTTCGGCCACTTGACGATCGACCGCAACCTGGAGAACCCCACGGTCTACGCCCGCGTCGAGACGCCGGGCCAGATGGAGCGCCTGAACAAGATTTTCCAGGCCGCGCACGACCAGGGCGTCTTCGAGCCCAAGTCGCTGTCGAGCGGCTCGATCGCTTCGCTCAAGGCCGGCATCACGCCTCAGTGGCAGGAGCGGGCCATGCAAATCATGCGCTCGAACCTGGAGCGGTTCAGCGGCGTGGACGACGCTTCGAAGGCGCTGATCGAGCAGCGGATCGCCGAGGCCAAGCGCGAGTTCCTCGACCTTCTGCCTCCATCGAGCCTCAACCGGATCATGGCTCGGCGCGAGGGTGTGCAGGGGTTCTCCAAGGAGATGCTCCAGAATGTCCGCCAGCGCATGTCGGCGACGTCCGGCGCGCTCGCGAACATCGCCGCGATGCCGCGGCTGGCCGACAGCGTCGTCAAGATGCGTGAGGACGTGAAGGCCGCGAATGAGGCCAACGCGCCCGAGCGGATCGGGATGCACCAGGCCGCGCAGGAGCTGATCCGCCGCGAGGCGCAGCGGGCCGTGGCGACGCCTGGCGCTCCGATGCAGGCGATCCGCGAGATGGGCAACGCCATGGAGGTCGGGGCGAGCCCGGCCTACACCGTCGCGCTTCTGTCGCAGGTAGGCACCCTGACGCTGCCGCGCCTCGGGGCCGCGGGCGGCTACATGAAGGCGGCGCGGGCGATGGCCGGCGTCACCAAGCGCACCTTCGACGTGATGCGCGCCGTGGCCGGCGGCACCGATGGGCTGCGGTTCGGCATGCGTGAGAGCGACCTCCTGAAGGCCGGCATCTCCAAGCGCGACACCGAGTTCCTGATGCGGATGGACGCCATGGGCGCGTTCAACCACGGCAGCTTCACCGAGGCGATGCGCGCGGAGCGCGGCGACCCGGACAGCGCGCTCGGCAAGGCGCGGGGCTGGGCCAGCGCCATGGGGCGCTATTCGGAGATGATGCCCCGCGTGCTCACCGCGCTCGCGGCGCGCGATATGTGGTCGGCGAACCAGAAGCTCCAGGCGCACGAGAGCGTCCACGACTTCGCTCACCGCATGGTGGAGGACAGCCAGCTCAACTGGAACCCCACCTTCAACGCCCGGCAGATGACCCGCGGGGGCGTGTTCGGCCCGATGAGCCCGCTCATCAATCAGTTCATGGGCTACAGCACCCGCCTCACCGAGATGCTGTACCGCGAGGCGGCCAACTCCATCGGTCGTGAAGGCCCAGCGGCGCAGGCGGAGGCGCGCAAGTTCCTGCTCGGGCATCTGGCGGTCACGGGCGCGATCGCGGGATCGCTCGGCATGCCGATGGCGCAGGTGTTCAGCGCCGTCTGGGACAGGCTCGCCGACTGGGCGACCAACCGAGACGACCACGACATCACAGCGTCGTACCGGGGCTACCTGGCGCACATCTTCGGCAAGGACGTCGGCGAGATCATCGCCCGCGGCGTGCCGCGCGCCTTCGGGGTCGATCTGTCGCACCTCGGGGACCAGCGGATCGCGCCGGGCTCGACGGCGCTCACCTACCTGTTCGAGAAGCGCAAGCTCGAAGATGCTCAACGCGACTGGCTGAAAGCCGAGGCCGGGCACTCGTTCGGGCTCGTCGGCAACTTCGCCTTCGCGGCTCGGGACATCGCCAACGGCGACTATCTCAACGGCGCGCAGAAGCTGGTCCCCGAGCTGCTCCGCGGGCCGATCGAGGCGACGCGGCTCGGCCTCTACGGCTACCGTGACAAGTCCGGCATGGCGCAGGCGGTTCACCCCGGCATGCCGGCTGGCGCTGCGACGACGGGCGACATCGTCAAGACCGCGGTCGGGCTCGACCCAGGCGACGAGGCTGAGTTCGACGAGAAGAAGCGGACGATCACCGGGATCAACACGCTCGCTCAGGTGCGCTCGCAGAACATCACCCAGCATATGTCGCTCGCGCTCACCCGAGGCGACAGCGAGAACTTCCGCTACTGGATCGAACAGGCCACCAAGTATCAGCAGGACCACCCCGGCATGCCTGGGCCGTTGCAGGGGCTGGGGGGCTACATGAGCGAGCACTACCGCCGCGCGGGCTACGCCAGTGCAGTGGGGATGCCTATCGGGCTGTCGCCCAAGAATATCGCAGGCCGCGGGATGCTCGACTATTGACGGATCGCCCCTTGTCAGTGTACAGGGGGCACTTCCCCGAGACGGCGAAGCCGCAGGGGGGCAAGGGATCAGGCACCCATGGAAAGAGACGCTCCTTTGCGCCTCAAAGTCGCAGCCGAATTGGCGTTCCCTCTCGGGGGAATGACCGCGTCCGGTTTGCGTAAAGAGATTGCAAAAGGTAACCTCGCTGCCGAACGGATCGCGGGCAAGGACTTCACAACCTTGGCCGCGATCGAGGCTATGAGGGATAGGTGTCGAACCAAGCCAAGGGAGCGCGTCTCTGGCTCCGTCCAGCCCGCGAGGGCCGCCCCGCAGTCTGGATCATCCGGGACGGGGTCGTCCAAAGAAGCACAGGATGCGCTGCGGATGAAGTTGGCCGAGCTGAGCAGTGCCTCGCACGGTACGTCGGCAAGAAGCACGCGCCGCCAACCGACACCCGCGACCCAGCCGCCGTCGAAGTCTCCGACGTCCTCGATCTGTACGTCGGGGCGAAGAAAGTCGCGAGACCGAGGGCGCTCCTTCAGCGCGTCGGCTTCCTCAACGAGTTCTTCGGGAGCCACAAACTAGCCCAGGTCAATGGCGAGCTGTGCAGAGCCTACGCCGCGCAACGCACGTCCGAGCAGGCGGCGCGGCGCGAGCTTGAGGACTTCCGGGCGGCGATCCGCTACCACTGGAAGCAGGGGCGCTGCACCTACGAGACGCGCGTCGAGATGCCAGACAAGGCTATCCCGCGCGAGCGGTGGCTCACCCGGTCCGAGGCCGCCCGGCTGATCTGGGGGGCTTGGCGCTACCGTCAGCCGCAGCGTGAGGTCCTGACCGAGCGGCGCATGCGGAGGCATGTGGCACGCTTTGTATTAGTGGGGCTCTACACCGGGACCCGCGCCTCGGCGATCTGCACGGCGTCGTTCGAGCCAGAGGAGGGCAGGGGCCGCGTCGATCTGGAGCGGGGCGTCTTCTACCGGCAGCCCAAAGGCAAGCGCCGGACGAACAAGCTCCAGCCGACCATCCGCCTACCGCCCAGGCTCCTCGCGCACATGCGGCGTTGGAAGGACCGGGGGCTCTGCAAGCACTCCGTGATCGAGTTCGACGACCAGCCGGTGGCCAGCATCAAGAAGGCGTTCGGCAATGCGGTGGCCGACGCCGGGCTCGCAGACGTCACCCAGCACACCCTCCGACATACAGCGATAACCTGGGCGATGCAGAACGGGGCCGACATCTACCAGGCCGCCGGCTTCTTCGGGGTATCCCCTAAGCTGATCGTGGATGTGTACGGCCACCACCACCCAGACTACCAAAGCGGTGTACTCGCGGCGGTCACGGCGCGGCCCAACACAGTGACCGCCACAGGTTCGCCACAGGTTGAGCGGAACAAAACGCGAAGAACGGGGCCGAACTTGACAGGCGACGTCAATAATATCAAAGACTTATAATGGCGGCCCTCGTTTACACCGAGAGGGTCGGCGGTTCGAGCCCGTCACCGCCCACCAATAAAATCAATAACTTACACCGAAATCCGGTCCACCGAGCACACTGACCGCCACAGGTTCGCCACAGGCACCTGTGGCTACTCCCGGAAATCCGCGGCTCTGGAAAGTCTGAAACCGGCCATCTTGTCAGTGCAGTGCTACGGCTGTATCCCATCCTCATGTCAGTGTAGCGAGGCTGGGCCATGAAAGCCGATTTTCAAAGGGTTATGCCTCGGGTCCTCGTCTACGAGGGCGGCAAGTGTCAGGACGCCCACGATCCGGGCGGGCGCACCAATCAGGGCGTCACCCAGGGCACCTACAATATGTACCGGCGCTCGAAGGGGCTCGCGGTCCGCGACGTCTGGCTGATGGACGCGGCCGAGCGCGACGAAATCTACACCGTCCACTATTGGGCTCCGGTCCACGGCGACGAGCTGCCGACCGGCCTCAGCTTCGCGGTGTTCGACGCTGCGGTGAACTCGGGCGTCGGGCAGGCGGGCAAGTGGCTCCAGCGGGCGCTGGGCTCGCACTATCAGGGAGCGAACGACGGCATCGTCGGCGGCAAGACCTTGCAGGCCGTTCTCGACTTCTGCCAGTCCGAGGAGGACGTCGAGGACCTGATCATCGGGTTCAGCTCCCGCAGGCTCGCCACCCTCCAGTCCCTCAAGACCTGGCGCTACTTCGGCAAGGGCTGGGGCGCGCGGATCGCCAACTGCCAGAAGGTCGCCTGCGCGTGGGCGAAGCAGGCTGAGGCCGGGGCCTCCGTGGACGTCACCTCCGCTGGCGGGCACCGGAAGGCGCTCATCGCCGACATCAAGCCGGCCCCGATCTCCGAGATCGCGACCCACGCCACGACCGCGGTGTCGGCCGCCGGCGCGTTCGCGTCCCAGACCGCTGAGCAGCTCCGGCCGCTCAGCGACACCTGGGAGTGGATCAAGTGGGGCTGCGCGGCCCTGATGCTCGCCGGCATCATCGCTGGCGTCGCTGTCAAGCTCGTCTCCAGCATCCGCGACGCGGCTGTAAAGGGCGATGGCGAGGCGCACGTCGACCTCGACGCAGACGCCGACTTCCCCATCGTGATGGCGGCCTGAGATGCTCGCGCTCGTCCCCTTCATCATCAAGAACTGGCGGTACTTCGCGCTGGGTGCCGCCGCCCTCGCCGCCGTCGCGTGGTTCGAGGTCAAGCAGCACGAGGCATACACGAGCGGCCAGCAGGCCGCCGTCCAGAAGGTGGAGCAGGCCAATGACCAAGCTCGGCTACGCGCCGCCTCGGGCGCGAAAAGCGTTGACGATTGCTTCGCTCGTGACGGCGACTGGGATCGCGATCGCGGGGTGTGCAACGCCTCCGCAGCCCGTTGACCGCCCCTGCGGCGTCATCGTGGACCCGCTGAAGGACGTCCACGCCACCACCCGTGACGGCGAGCGCCGCATCTCCGGCCACTTCGAGCGCGGCGTCTCCGCCGGCTGCTGGTCACGCTGATGGCGATCGGCGCGGACATCGCCGAGCAGATCATCGCCCAGCGCAAGGCGGGCCAGAGCTACTCGCAAATCGTGGCGGCCACAGGCGTCTGCTACAACACCGTGAGGAACATCGCCAAGCGGGCCGGCGTCTCCGGGTGCCTCGGCGTCGAACCCGTCGTGGATGGGTTCGAGATCAAGTCGATCGCGTCAAAGCGGGACGGGGCCTGGATCAAACAGGCGCGCGAGCACGGCGAGGCGTTCCAGGTCCCCCAGGGTCACATCGTCAAGGGCGAGAGCGCCCTCGTGGACGAGGACGGCCGGGTCATCCAGAAGTGGGTCAAGACCGGAGAGGGTGAGCGGCCGGAGGTCACGCGCGAAGACCTGCTAGACGTGTTCGGCCCGATCCGCGGGCAGTCGCAGATCAAGGCGCGGCCGAGGGACGTCGACGACCAGCTCCTGACCGTCTACCCGACCAGCGACCTGCATCTTGGGATGCTGGCCTGGGGGCGCGAGACCGGGACCTCGTGGGACCTGGCCATCGCTCGCGAGACGGTCGAGAGGTCGATCGAGGACCTGATGGACTGCACGCCGGTCAGCCAGACGGCGGTGCTGCTCGATCTTGGCGATCAGACCCATGCGAACAGCCAGACGAATACGACGCCGGCCAGCGGCTTTCAACTCGACGTGGACGGGCGGTTCCCGAAGATCGGCCGCGAGGCGCTGCGCCTCCGCAAGCTCATGATCGAGCTGGCGCTAGAACGCCACGACCACGTCATCTACCGAGGGTTGCCGGGCAACCATGACCCAGAGGTCGCGCAGATGCTCGGCATCGCGCTGGAGCTGTTCTTCGAGAACAACCCGCGGGTGACCGTGGACGCAGACCCAGGGGATTTCTGGTTCTACGAGCATGGCACCGTAATGCTTTGCGGCAACCACGGGCACAAGACCAAGCCCGACCAGCTCCCCGGCGTGATGGCGTCGTACCGCCCCGAGATGTGGGGCCGCACCAAAGTCCGCCAGGCGTTCTCGGGCCACATCCACCACACGACGTCAGGCGAGGCCAACGGTGCCCGCTGGGAGACGCTCAGGACCCTCTCCCCGAAAGACGCCTACGCCCACCAGCACGGCTGGACAGCCGGCCGAGAGCTGCTCGCCATCACCTATCACAAAGAGCGGGGCTTGAGGTCCCGCCAAGTCGTGGAGATCGTCTGATGAAGGTCTATGTCGCCGGCCCCATGCGCGGGTATGCGGACCTCAACTTCCCCGAGTTTCACCGCGTCGCGCATCTCCTGCGCGAGGTGGGTCACGAGGTGTTCAACCCGGCCGCCCACAGCGAGAAGGCCGACGACGTCCGGCTGCGCGCGTGGATGGCGCAGGACCTCCAGTGGATTTGCCTGCATGCCGACGCCGTCGCGCTGCTCGATGGCTGGCCGGAGAGCAAGGGCGCGTGCGCCGAGCGCGGCGCGGCGCTGGCGCTCGGGATCAAGGTTGCGCCGTACTGGGACCTCTTGACAGGAGACTGCCGATGAAACGCCTGCTCCTCGCCCTCATGCTTGCCGCCTCGCCAGTCGCCGCGGCCGAGTGCTCGATCCCGCTCGACGTGGCGCTGGAGGGCGTCCCTGCCGGCGCGCAGGTCACGCTGACCGCGGACGAGATCACGACGGTACGTGGGATTTGGGAGACCACGGGCCACGCCTTCCCAGTCGAGGTCGTCAGCATCGTCGCCGTGACGGGAGAGCTGACCCAGACGGTGCTCCTGATCGGCCTGGACAAGGATCATTGCGTCAACGGCGCGGCGGTCGTCTCGGCGCGGGTCTGGGTGGCTGTCCACGGCGTGGGGGCCTGAGCCCATGTGCGACGACGTCGAAGCCTACGGCTGCGGGGACGTCGCCAGCGAGCGAGCTGCGGCGCTCCTAGACATCGCGCTCAACATGGACAATGTGAAGAACGTGGCCGCCCGCAAGCTGATGCTGCGGGCGATGGAGCTGCTGAACGACGGCATCGAGCGCGCCGTCACGCCGCAGACGCCGAAGCGCGGACCCGAGGTCCTGCCGTTCCGCGCGGTGTGACCCACTACACTGACATGGCCGGCTGTGGTAGACCAGAGGGCGCACCGTTGGGGGCCGCCATGCTCGATTATCTCCCGCTGATCGCCGCCCTCTCCGCCCCAATCGTCTCCGGTTTCGGCGGCTACGCGGTCGCCAACCGGATGGCGCGATCGGCCGAACGGGTCGCGCGGATCAACCACGAGCCGGAGAGAGGGGACGACGCCTCCACCGGCTCGCTGACACGCCGATTTCAGGTGCTGCTCGACGGCTACGAGGGTCACATCCAATCCCTGACCGCCGAGGTGCAGGGGCTACGTGCCGAGGTCCGCGATCTCCAGCAGCTCATGCTGGAACGCTGCGCAAAGTGCCCCTATCGGCTGGCGGCAGGAGACGCACATGCCTGATCAGCAGCAGCCGCAAGGCCCCCCGCAGTCGCTCGTTCTCAACGGGTTCGACGGGCTCAAGAACACCGTCCAGGCCGAGCGGATGACGCCCCGCGATCTCGTGCGCGCCAGGAACGTGACGCTCGATGACGTGGGGCAACTATCGCGCCGACGCGGCTTCACCAAGAGGATCAGCGGCGATGCCCACAGCCTGTTCACGCTGACAGACGGGCGGGCGCTTGTCGTCATAGACAGCGTGCTCGGGGTGCTCAGCACCGGCTACGGCTTCACGCCGCTGCGCCCGGTGGTCGGCGCAGGCCCGAGCGCTGGGGCCACTGGGCTCTCCTACGTGCAGATCGACGACACGGTCTATTTCAGCAGCCCTGCCGACAGCGGCAAGGTCAGCCTGTCAAGCCTTGCGGTGAGCGCCTGGGGCGTCCCAGAGAGTTTGTGGCTGAGCCCGGTCGTGCTGCCGACGAAGACGCTGCAACCGATCGCCGGCAAGCTGCTCAGGAAGCCTCCGAACGCCTCATGGATCACCTGGTTCAACGGGCGCATCTACCTCGCCGTGAACAAGGTAGTCTGGACCACGGAGCTTTATCTCTACGACTGGGTGGACGCGACCAAGGGCTTCTACCCCTTCGAGGGCGAGGTCACGATGGTCGGCGCGGTGGGGGACGGCGTCTACGTCGGGACTGACGAGGGCCTGTGGTTCGTGAGCCCCCAGATCAGGATGGATGGGTCGTCCAGCGGTATGAAGCGGGTCAGGGTGATGGACAGTCCGGTGGTCCCTGGCTCGCTGGTCACGATCCCTGCCGAGCTGGGGAACCCCCCACAGGTTCCGGCCACCGCCGACACACCCGTTCAGGTCGCGCTCATGTTCATGACGACAAACGGGGCGTGTGTCGCGGCGAACGGGGGCACGGCGACCAACCTCACCGAGAGCAAGTTCTTCTTCCCGAACGCCGCCAGCGCCGCTGCGCTCTATCGCCGGCAGGATGGCATGAACCAGTACGTTGCGGCCATGCGCAGCGACGGAGGCCCGACGACCAACGCAGCGATCGGTGACCATCTGGACGCGACGATCATCCGCGCGAGCCACGCCTAAGTCGGGAAGTGGACGAACTTCGACGGCTTGATAATGATCCGGCCGCTGTTCTGCACGCTGACCGTGCCGTCGATCAGCTCGATGCGGACTTCGTAGTCGTAGCTGGTCAGGGTCAGGGCGGCTTGCTGCGCCGGGGTGATCACGAAGCGGTACTGGCCGGCGGTGGCGTGCGTGATCGAGCCGGTGAGGGGAGACGCCAGATCGAGGACGATGGCGGAACTGCTCGTGACCCTGAGCTGGACCGTTGCCCCGGTCAAGTCCAGGGCTTCGCCGTTCTCGTCACAGGCGGTCCCGCGGATCAGCCAAGTCTCCCCCGCGTGGAAGGTTCCGTCAATTCGCGTGCTCATGCCGGGTAGCTCCAGTTGGGCGCGGCGGCCGGTTGTGCGGAGGACCAGGTCGAGCGCGGCGATCGCTCGGAGGTGGATCGCGGTCGGGGCGCGGCACACCGCACCGGACGTGGAGATCGCCAGCGTGACTATCTCCTGCGTCATCTTCGGCCGCGGGTCAGCGAGAACCACCAGCGCCTGAGCGGGTTGCGGTTCCAGTAGGCGATCGTTCCGAGCTTCTCGACCCGTCCGTCAGCGCGGGTGATGGTCGCCTCGATCGAGGCTTCACAGGGTTTCCCACGGATGATTGCGTTGCTCATGAGCGGCTCCTGGGTCCCGCCGGATTTACCATGGCGGCGGTACACTGACAACGGCTACCAATTCTTCCGACCCAGCGCCGACAGGATCAGCGCCGACCCGCGCCCGAGAAGGTAGAGCGCCGTTTGCCCGGTGATGGTGACGAAGGTCGTCGCGAACAGCGTCGAAGCGGAGGCGAACGCCACGATGCGGGACCTGATCGTCGAAGTGGTCATGGAGACTGCTGATACCGTGGGGACGATCAGCTTCAGGGTGTACAGCGTCACTCCCGAGGACGCAGAGACGATGGCGGCTACCACCGAGGTCGTGGAGAGAGCCAGCTTTTGAGCCACCCCCTTTGCCGATACCAGCGCCGAGCCGGTAGAGGCCGCGAGAGCGCGGGCCGCCTGCTTCGCCACCGACAGCGCCGAGACCGTGGAGATCGCCAGCGCCAAGGCGTAAACCACTATCCCCAAGACCACGGAGGCGACGGCCCCCAGCGCCGATGCCGTGGAAGCTGTGAGGGTCCGGGTCGCCTGCTTTGCCGCGGACAGCGCCGATGCCGTTGAGACCGCGAGAGTTTGCAGGTAGGCTTTCCCGGACGCCATGCTGAGCGCCGATGCCGTGGAAGCTGTGAGGGTCCGGGTCGCCTGCTTTGCCGCGGACAGCGCCGATGCCGTTGAGACCGCGAGAGTTTGCAGGTAGGCTTTCCCGGACGCCATGCTGAGCGCCGATGCCGTGGAAGCTGTGAGGGTCCGGGTCGCCTGCTTTGCCGCGGACAGCGCCGAGGTCGTGGAGAGAGCCAGCTTTTGAGCCACCCCCTTTGCCGATACCAGCGCCGAGCCGGTAGAGGCCGCGAGAGCGCGGGTCGCCTGCTTTGCCGCGGACAGCGCCGATGCCGTTGAGACCGCGATCCCCCGGCCGGCGCTGCGCGCGGCCCCGAGCACGCTGGCGGCTGTGATCGTGAGGTCTTGATTGGTGGTCGTCCCCCCTGTCGGGGACTGCGACACGCCGACGTTCGACGTGACCTGTGTCTTGCCGGTGCCGGGGTCCGTGACGACGACCGAGCCCACCCCGGCGCGTGAGCCGCTGATGACCTGGGTCTTGGTCGTCATGTGATGATGACCTGCGGGTTGACCCAAACCGTGGCCGAGGGCTTACCGAGCAGCACCCGCGCCCGGACGCGGCCCGCCGTTCGCGGCGTGAACGTCACGGCGAGCTGCTGGTAGACCGGCGTCGAGGGTGGGCTGGTCCAAGTCGAGGACGACGTCGTCACCGCGGCCGACGCGTCGAGCTGCGTCGGGAGGCTGTCCGCCCACGAGGCCACGGGGGAGGACGAGGTCCCTGGGTACTCCAGGAGCATGTGGATGTCGGTGTTGTTCAGGCTCGCGGACGAGACGATCTGGATCGTCGCGGTCTTCGAGGAGCCCGTGAGCGTGTTCTCGACCTCGAACCAGAAGCTCTCCAGGGGCATCGCAACGATGTCGCTACGGCTGCTGGAGACCATCTTGTGGCTGAACGCCCCGACGTCGTCGGCCGCTCCGCCGGACATCGTCGTTGTGGTGTCCGTCGTCACGGCTCCTGCGGGCGTATTCCGCGAGTTCACAACTGTGGAGCCGGAGAGACAGTTGACTATCTCGACGGCGTCATTGGCACACGTTGTGGTACTAGGAGTGCCGTACGCGGTGTAGCTGCTGGGTAGTGTGCATCCGTCAAGCAACACTTTTGAGCCGTAATTTGAAGCTCCGAGAAGGCTCCCCGAGGCTGCGCTTAAATCAACGCCTCGACACGTTGCTAGAAGTGTCGCTTGAGTTGGTGAAACGAACAAAGATGTTGGGACGATCGCACCTTGTACCGCTGCCGCGGTGTTGATCCACGTAATCTCAAAAGGATAGGTAGACGAAGAAATAGATTGGCCTACCGCGCCGAATTGTACCGTGGTGTTGTCTAGCGTCACGGTTGCGGGGCCGCTGTTACTGATCTTTGCCGTACCGGAGCTGTACGTGAGCTGTAAAGCGCAGTTCTTCAGGTAGTTCGCCTTAAATCCACCACTGTTAAACAACAAGCTGGCGTTGTTCGGTTGAACAAACGTGAGTCCGTACCAGAACAGATTGCACAAGGCGTCCAGAACAAAGGAGCTTGAGAGACATGTGATCGTTGCCCCTGCGGCTAGATCGGCTGTAACCGGCGGCACCGACCCGGCTTTATTCACGGACATAATCTTGATCACACCCCACCCGATAGCGCCGAACGCGTAACTCGCCGCCAAGGTTTCGGTATGATCACTGGATACGAAGATGCGATCCCCTGCCGCGGCATTTTTGCCTGCAATGTTCGTTATGGAGTACAGGGACCCCAGCGCCGCGCTCCAACCGTAGGCAGACTGGCCGCCCACATTCGTGAACGTCGCTGTACCGCTTGCTGTCGTTCCGTTATTAGTTGCCGACCACGAGGGCTCCCCGGCTGCCGAAGTACCCGGTCCCGTACACCGCTGAACGTGGTATTTGGCGGACGTAGGTGTAGCGAGCGGGCGCACGAACTGTCCAACCGTATAGGCGGTGGTCGCCGCCCACTGCGGAACAGCCGCGTAGGCGGTCGAGGAGACGTACCAGTCGGCCACGGCGTCACCTTTAGGTGTAGGTCACCTTGATCGTGAACGCGATGCTGTCGCCCGAGGCCAGGTTGATCACCGCGAAGTCGCTGTAGAGGTCCAGGTTACCGCCGGTCGGCGGAGAGCTGGAGCCCGCGGCGTCGAACGCGCCGATCTCGGTGAGCGCTCTGGTCCCGGCGGCGGTGATCGTCCCCGTGAGCTGGAGCGTGTCGTTCGTGACGCTCACGGTCGCCTGCGACGCGGAAGCTGCAACCCTCGCCTCGGTCGTGGTCGTGGTCGTGACGACGTTGGCGGTCGCCGCTGCGCCCGACCCGGTCCCCCACTGGAGATACCAGTTCGCCGCCGCGAGCAGCGACGTCATGCGGGCAAGGCCGGCATTTTGGGTGCGGGCGGTCATTCTGGCCTCCTAGAAACTTCGCGTTGGGTCTATCACGGTTGTCATTACACTGACAAGGGTGTAGACAGGCAGCGAAATTCGCGGCGCGGAGGAGTGCGGCATGCTTACCCCGGATCATGAGGCCCTAGAGGGCTTTACGCGGCGCAACTCGGGGCTCCTGGTCCCGGATGGCGGCCAACTGCTCGGCGCGGGCCGGTACACTGGAAAGATCATTCGCTGCGGAGACGTGATCGACGAGTTCGAGTGCTCGAACCTCGTGGTCAACCAGGGCCTGGACTACCTGCTGGGCGCGGCGCTCGCGGCGCAGACGGTGGTCACGAGCTGGTACATCGGGCTGTTCAGCGGCAACTACACGGTTATCGCGGCGGATACCGCGTCCACGATCGCCGCGAACGCCACCGAAGTCAGCGGCTACGGAGCCGGCGCTCGGCAGGCGTGGACCGCGGCGGAGCCGTCCGGCCAGTCGGTCACCAACTCGGCGAGCCAGGCGAGCTTCACCTTCAACGCGGCGCTCAACATCTACGGCGCGTTCCTGATCAGCTCGGCGACGATCAGCGGCACCGGGGGCACGCTGTTCTCGGGAGCGCAGTTCGGCGCGAGCAAGTCGGTGGTGTCCGGAGACCAGCTCCTGCTCACCTACACCTACACCGCCGCTTCGGCCTGATGAGGTGTCCGCATGGGCACCGTGTATTCAGACACGCTTGCTGACGCGCTAACGGTCTCCAGGACCGGACCGAGCTACAGGCTCGGTCCGCACTCCGGTGTCGCCCAGCGCGCAGTTCTGCGCGAGCGGCTTCTTCCGACGTTCGTCAAGTCGCTGAGCCTGACCCAGGCTGTAACGGTCGGTCACTCCCAGGCCCAGCGCTACCGCTGGGGGCGGGCGCTCGTCGAGATAATCCGGGCGCACCAGACGAGCAGCCTGGGGGCCATGTACCGGGTGACGCTGGCGCAGGTCGCCGATCTGGCCGGGACGATCCGGCTGGCGCGGCTCATGCTGCTCACCGAGCACGTCACTGCGCACCAGGCCCATTCGCTGGGGTTGGCGCTCGCGCTCCTCGGGTCGATCAAGGCCAGGGACGCAGCGCAGCCGGCGACCCGCTACCACCATGCTTTGGCGCAGGAGTTCCTGCTCTCGTCGTCGTTCTCGCGGGCTGTGGCCGCCATGCTGACGCAGGCGCTCCATGCACACCAGACGCACGCCCCAGTCATGCGGTGGTGCGGCGACTTGTCGCAGAACGTCGTCCTGAACTCAGCCCTCAAGAACACGCTCGTGCTGGTGCTGTCGCAGGACTTCGACCTCGATGACGCCCAGCTCGTCAGGGCGATCTACCAAGGCGACGTGCTCCTGGACGGGGTCAACCTGGGCGGCCTTTACGTCTCCCCCAGCGGCATGGTCACGACCTGGGCGGTAAACACCAGGACCAACGCCGTCACCGAGTACACCAACTTCGACTTCAACAGCTTCGCCCAGCTCGGGACGAAGTATGTCGCGACGTCACCCTCCGGGGTCTACGAGCTGGGCGGGGACACTGACGCCGGTGAGAGCGTCATCGCCGACGTCGTCTCTGGGCTGCTCCAGATCAACGGCACCAAGCTCTCCGGGCTGAAGGGTGTGTATATCGCCATGCGCGGAACCGGCGAGGTTTATCTGAAGATCATCGTGGGTGGCGGGCGCAGCTACACCTATCTGGCGACCATCCAGCCAGGGCTCGTGAACACGAAAATCAAGGTCGGCAAGGGCATCCGCGCGCGGTACATCTCGTTCCAGCTCACGACCACGGGTCAGGACTTCGATCTCGACACCATGGAGTTCGTGCCGATGCTCAGCGACCGGAGGGTCTGATGGCGTACAGACCGCCGCTGACCGGGCCATTCGGCCAGCAGGTGCGGCCACCCTCCGTGAAGATCACGGTGGACGCGTCGCCAGCGTGGTGGGCCGACAACTCCGAGAAAGACGCGTCGACTGCGGCCGGCGACATCATTAACCAGAACGCCGGCGTCATCGAGCAGTTCGTCGGCGCGCAGCGGCGTCAGGGCGAGATTAGCGAACTCGCCGTGCATCGCCGCGTGGCGTCATTTGGCAACCTCGATGTCATGTATATGACCCAGTTCGGTTGCGAGGCCATTCACTATATCGTGCGGCCTGAGTGCGCTCCGACCACACAACCGTCAGAGCGGCAGGAGCCGCTGCCTGGAGCGCCTGGCGTTCAGGTCGAGGACTTCATCTTCGACGGCTACGTCATGTTCCGCACTGCCGACTACCCGACGTCACCAAGCACGGTTTGGGTGGTCGAGCATATTCTGTGCGGAGAGGACTGGGTCCTGTATATCGTGCCCACTTACGGGTGGGTCGATCGCGCCCCTCACGGGGGCTACGTGGGGCACGGACGTATCGGGTACAGGTTCCCTGCGGGCACGGTGGAGGACCCAAGTCTGGTGATGGACTGGACGAATTACGTAACGATTGGCCAGAGCGAGACTGGCGTGTGGGAAGACGACTGGTGGGGCTGGGATGTAGGAGCGTCCGCCTGGGTACAAAAAGGACTGTATGGCGAAGCAGGGTCGCACAACAGCAATCCCGGCCATCCCGCGGTCTACGATATCAAGCTCAACGGGGAGACGATCTACACGCACACATGCTCGCCACCGACAGGACGGTATCCGGACCCGAGCACCCCCGTCGACCAGATCGTCGTCATCCCGATCGGTGGCAGTTACTTCAAAGCGCGGTCGTACTGCGACCTGACGAACTCGACGGATGGGAGGTTCAACTGGGTGAAGCCGGCGCGCAAGGACAAGCTGCTGCCGGCGCTGTTCCCGTTCGCCCTGAAGATCACCGGCGACATCTTCTGGTGCGCGGCGTCGCACACGAACGAAACCGCGAACTTCTGGACAGCGTCGGCGTGGAACAGGTACTCGACTGACAGCTCGCGGGGGTGGCGGTGGGCATGCTGGGGCTGGAATGGGTCTGTGCTGGCCCCCGGCTATGGGCCTCAGAACGCGCCGGGGATGGGAGGCTGCCAGGTTGGAGTGAGCGTCGGCAGCGACGGCGGCTACACGCTGCCGAAGCAGGTCGTGATCACGGCCCCTGTAGTGAGCCTGAAGCTCGTCAACAACGGCCAGAACACGATCGGGGTCACGACAAGCGACGGGGTGGGGAACGCAGAGATTTATGTCGAGTTCTTCGATCGAGACTTCCGCAACGCCCGGCCTGTGTCCGTGGGGTTCCGCAGGGTGAGGGCCGGGGTGCTTGTGAACGACAAGCCGCGGTACTGGTACGGCGACATCCAGATGAACTTTGGCTTGTCGGTCGTCGCCAACCCGTTCACCTTTACGCTGAATGGCGACCCGCAGACCGACCCGCAGGAGGTGGTTCCTGACGATACGGTGACGGTCCCAGACCCGAAGAAGGAGCCCGTCTGATCGAGCCCCAGGGTTGTCGTCCTGGCACGCGGATGATAGTTGTCCTGTCAGTGTACGGAGCGGATGATGGTTGACTTTGTCTGGGGCGACCCAACGGCCATGTTCGAGGTCTCCCAGGGCCTCATCGCCAAGGCCGAGACCTTCACCAACGCGCTGACCGCGCAGGCGGGGCAGTTCGCCGCGCCCACCGTCAACGTGTCGTTTCCGTCGGTCGCGATCGCGCCGACACCGGCCGTAGGGACGCTTCCTGCGCTGCAACGCGTGGTGTGGGATACCCCCGCCCAACCCGCCGAATTTACGGACCGGCTGAACGTCGACGATCTGCTGCTGCCGTTCACCGGGGTCGCTCCCACGATCAGGATCGGCGACGCGCCCACGCCGTTCACCACGGATGCTCCGCCGTCGCCTCCGATCGACCTGAACTTTGAATACCCGGTGGTCGCGGTGACGCTGCCGACCGCGCCGCAGTTGTTCTCGATCGACACGGTGAGCTTTCCGAGCGTCGTCGTGCCTGGGTTCTCCGCGCAGGCCCCGTCGCTCACGCTCGCCGCGCCCGCGCCGTTCGTCTACGTCGAGGGGGCGCTGTTCACCTCCGCGCTGCTCACGGCGCTGCGGGCCGACCTCCTGGACGCGGTCGAGAACGGAACCAACCTGTGCCTGCCGACCCCGGCGCAGCAGGCGCTGACGGATGCGGCCTACGAGCGGGAGTACCGGACCCAGGCGAACGCGATCGCCGAGCTGGCCCGCATGGAGACGCTCGGCTACGCCTTCCCTCCGGGGGTGTTCCTCGACGCGCGCCTCAAAATCCAGACGGAGACCGCCAACACCATGGCGGGGCTGAGCCGCGACATCTTCGCCAAGCAGTCGGAGCTGCAACTCGAAAACCTCGTCAAGGCGCGGGATCAGGCGGCCAGTATCGAGGGCAAGCTGATCGAGTACGTGAACCAAGTCGCCCAGCGCACGTTCGAGGCGGCCAAGTACGCCGTCCAGTCGGCTGTCGACGTCTACAACGCGCGGGTCAAGCAGTACGAGACCTCGCTCGATATGTACCGGACGCAGGCCCAGATTTACGACACCCAGATCAAAGGCATCATGGCGCGCGTCGATGTGACCAAGGCCCAGATCGACTACGAGAAGACCAAGTCCGACATCAACACCGCGCTCGTCACGCAGTACCGCTCCGAGGTGGAAGCCTCGGAGGCCGTTCTCCAGATATACAAGACGCAGGTCGACATCATCCAGAGCCGGGCCTCCGTCGAGAAGCTCAAGGTGGATGTGTTCGGGGCGCAAATCCAGGCGTTCACCGGGCAGATCAACGCCTACGGCGCGAAGGTCGAGGCGTACAAGGCGTCGATCCAGGCGCAGCAGGCGGTGCAGGAGGCGTACAAGGTCTCGGTGGACGCCTATGGTGTCGAGGTCACCGCAAACGTGGCCCAGATCAACGCACAGGTCGAAGCGTACAAGGGGCGCATCGTCGCCTACACCTCGCGGCTCCAGAGCTACGACAGCGCGGTCAAGGGCATGCTCGGGCAGGCCCAGGCAGCCAGCGAGTACAACACTGCTCAGGCAGACGTCTTCAAGGCGCAGGTGGCTGCGGTCACCAGCTACAACAGCACGCTGACGTCGCAGTGGCAGGCCGTGATCGACCAGCAGGAGAAAATCGCCCAGATCGCGGTCGCGGCGCAGAAGGCGAACGGAGACCTCTACATCTCCGCTCGGGGGCTTTCACTCGACGCCTCCAAGGTCGGGGCGACGGTGTCGTCGCAGCTCGGCGCAGCGGCGCTCGGCGCGATCTCGTGGCACTCTGGGTACTCCAGCAGCCGCAGCAGCAGCCTCAGCACGTCGACCGCGAACAGCTTCAGCACCAGCAACAGCTACAGCAACAGCACGAGCAACAGCAACAGCAACAGCAACAGCAACAGCACCAGCAACATCAACGAGCAGATCGCCTCAGTGTAACGGGAGCCCCCCATGTTCGACCAAGGCACTTTCAACGGCTGGATGGGCCAGAAATACGGGGCCATCGGCCAGCAGGCGAACGCGGCCACGACCGCGGCGCAGGCCGCTGTGACGCGAGCGGACGCGGACGCCGGGCTGATGGGGGCGCAGGCCGCTGCGGTCCCCGGCACGGCGGCGGCGCAGATCGCGGAGGCGAGAGCGCGCGCTGGGCTCTACGGGGCCGAGAGCCGCCTAACAGACATGAAGTCGCAGCCGTTCTCGAACGGCTTCGCGGACTTCCTCCACGGAAACTACGACCGGAACCTGATCACGACCCCGACCATTCAGGGTCACGCGGCCGGCACGGCGAACGTGCAGCCGCAGCATGCCCCGGCGTCGCCGGAGATGCTCGGGGAACACTGGGACCAGGTCAACGGCTACGCGGGCGGGACGGCGAACGTGCCGGCGCAGGCCGCTGCGCCGCAGCACTACGACAAGGGCACCAAGCGCGTCCCAGGTAAGGGCTCCGGCATGGTCGACAAGGTGCCGGCGATGCTGGCTCCCGGTGAGGCCGTGCTGAACAAGGGAGCCGCCGAGCATTTCGGCCGCGACAAGATCGCCGCGCTGAACGCGATCGGGCATGCGAAGATGGTGGGGGAGGCGGCGCAGGTGCCGGCTGCCGCGAAGCCTGGCCAGGAGCAGCCCCAGAGGGGTCCTGCTCACAAAGCCCCGGAGAAGCCCGCTGGAGGGGGTCCGGGCAAGCCGGGCGCGAAGGCACCGGCCAAAGACGCGAAGCCTGCCAGCGGTCACGGCGCGAAGCCTGCGCCGGCAGGGAAGGGCAAGCCCCAGGAACTTTCCAAGGGCACGCATCATGTCCAGTCAGGCAAGTCCGCCAAGACGCCCCAGATCGACCCCCAGGCGCTCCAGGCGCTGATGGGGATGATGAGCCAGGGCGGCGGGGGCGGGGGCATGCCGGGGATGGGGGGTCCCGCAGGGGGCGGTGGTCCGCCGATGCCGCCTTCCAGAGGCGGGATGGTGTGAGAAAGGGGGCGGCTCTCGGGCCGCCCTTTTCACGTCAGCTACAGCCGGTGGTCGAGCCGCAGTCGTCGCACTTCAGGCAGGTCCCGTTCCTGACCATCGTGAACTTGCCGCAATCGGGGCACTCGTCCCCGGTGTAGCCCTTGAGCTGGCTGATCTTGCGATCGGAGGAGCCCGTCGCCTGGACCTTGGCGACGGGCTCCTTCCCAGCGGGTACTGGCGCGTCGGCCCGGAGCGCTTCCAGCACGATCTCGGCGACCTCCACCGCGAGCTGCCACGTCTTCCTGGACACCTCGTCGCCGACCTTGAGCTTGAGCGCCCTCATGGCGACGTCCTCGGCCGGGCTCATGGCTCAGGCCGCGTACTGGATGGGCTGGGAAGATTTCCTGCCGCGCTTCTTCTCGGCCACGAACTCGTCCACGGTCAGCCGGGTGTCCAGATCGTCGCGAGCGATCGTCGCCGCCCGGATGTGCCGGCGCGGGTACAGGTCGTAGACCAGCACGGGGATGCCGGCGCGCTCGGCGCGGGAGACGATGTGCGACGTCTTCTTGGCGACGCCGCCGTCGTCGCTGTCGTTCGCCCGGAACATGACGACGTAGTCCGGCCTCGCTGCGAACATCCGATTGCGGCACCGCTCGCCGGCCGCGACGCCGTCGTGGACGCAGTCCTCGTTCACCGGCAGGTGACGCGTCTGCGGCTGCCTACGAGAGACCCACTGCTGCCACGCGAGCGCCTGGACGTGGTTGTTGTGGATGACGCAGGTCACCGGGCCGTAAATCCGGTTGACCTCACAGAGCTTGTTGTGAACGAAGATGGGGTCCTCGTCGGCGACGCCGCAGACTAGAATACGCGTCATGCTTTCACTCCTTTGCGCAGGGGGATTACGTTGGATGCCGGGGCCGCGCCAAGCACGCAGGGCACGGAGACCTTGGTCATGTCCACCACGAGGCAGGACACTTTCAGGCGGGCGTAGAGCGTGCCCTCGCCGAGCACGCGCTGAACTTCGACGTTGGAGACGCCACCGGAGGCGCGCAGGTCGCAGATGACCTTGACCGCGTTCTGCTTGCGGTCGGTTAGCCACTTCCTGAAGACGTCACGGCGGATGTAGATGAGCGACATCGCCCGGTCGTACTCGCCGACCAGCTCGCCCCTCGGGTCCGTGACCGAGAACTGGGTCTGCTGCACGACGTCGCTGTTGGTCAGGATGATCTTGGCCTGGTTGTCGTTCATGAACGCGCCGAGCAGATCGGCCGGGGTCTGCGACGAGGCGGCCAGCTTGATCGCGCCACGCATGGCGGGAAGCTGCACGTTGAGCAGCCACTCGCGCAGGCGGGCGATGTCGTAGGGGACGAGGCCGAACGAGGCGGCGAACTCACCGTAGACGAGGACGGCCGCCATCACCGCCGACCAGAACCGCTCAGGGCCGGTCAGCGCGTACTTCGCGTCGATCTTGGTCATCACCTGCCGGATGCAGCCGTCAATGTAGTCACGGTGCTTGATGTAGCGCTCTAGCGCTGCCGGCCCGACCCATCCGTAGTTGTGCAGGATGGCGTGTTGCTGCGCCTTGGCCTCCGCCGCGCCGTCGACGAACTTCTCGAACCACAGCTCGAACACCCGCATGGCGCTGGCCCCGCCCATCTCCGCACCCTGTCCGAGGAGATTGTGGAAGCTCTTGTTGGACGAGGCGAGGTAGATCGTCGACTTGAACGTCTCGCGCTTCGGCCGCGGCGTGCCGTCGTTCTTCAGCTTGTCGGGCTCGGTCGCCTGCGAGGAGGCAAGGCAGAAGTCCCTGATCTTGTCGTCGTCGGTGTTGGTGATCTCGTCGATGCAGTAGGGCAGGTTGGCGAGGGTGAACACCTTCTGCTGTTGGCCGAGCAACGAGGCACCGAGCCGCCCCGCGCCGTTCACGGTGTAGTCGCGGGGGCTGCCCCACAAGCCGGCTCCGGTGAACACAGCCGATGACTTCCCGCCGCCGCTCTCTCCTGCCGCGTTGACGACGCAGCCGAAGAAGTCGGTCGCGTGGAAGGCGGGAGCCGCCAGCGCGCAGAGGACGACGAACTGATGACGGAAGTATTTGTCGTCGGCGTAGAAGCGCAGGGCCTCGATCTGATCAGCCATCGTTCCGGCGGTGTGGATGTGGGCCGAGACGTCGCGGACGGCGGCGCTCATCACGCAGGGCTTCGTCGTGCCATCCGTCTTGAGCAGCACGTTCGGCATGATGAACTCGGTGTGTTTCGCGTCCGCCCAGCCGAGGTGGTCGTACTGGCGGCTGGCGGCTAGCTTCTCCTGCAAGGTCCTGCCGTAGTGGTTCATGAACATGGAGAGCTTCTCCACCTCGAAGCGGTTGCATTTGATGCCGTAGTCGTAGAGTTGCGCGTGCAGGGCGCGGACGTCCTGCATCGAGGCGCTGCTGATCTTGACGACGACCTGTCCCTCGTGCGGGACCTCGAACGCCCAGAGCGTGAAAGCGCGCTCCAGGTCGGTGCGCCGGCAGTCCTCGAACGGGAAGCAGTCGTAGGGCAGGACCCGGATGTCCTCGCTGACCTCGTTGCCGTCCTTGTCCTTGGACACCTTCGTCATGAAGATGCCCTCAGCCGTGCGGCGGTACGGGAACGGCGGAGCGACGATCGCCACCGGCTGCGTGCTGGCGAGCGCCAGGCTCAGGGTCGGCGGGGGCAGCGCGGTCTTCTTGCGCAGCGCGGAGGCGATCAGCAGGGGGTTCTTGCCGAGCTTGGCGTTCTGGCAGCGGGCGCAGTTGTCGCCGCCGCACTTGGCGTCGAGCGTCGCGCAGTTGGGCGGGATGCCCCCGGTCACGGCGATGTACTGGTCGAGCTTGGCCGCCGTCTTGTCGGGGTCACCGTAATCTGGGTGCCGGCTGGCCAGCTCGTGGAACCAGTCATCGCCATCCTCAAGGAGCGGGATGAGGCCGCAGCCGATGTGGTAGAGGATGGGCTCTCCGCGCTCGCCGACTGGCCGGTCGCAGTAGTCTCTGACGTGCTCGCAGAGACCCTTCAGCTCGTCGAGCGTGGCGCTCGGGCCGTCCCAGCCCTGGGCCAGGTTGCCCTGCTGCGGCTGGTGGGCGACGGCCGGCTGGATGTCTACCCCGACGAGTTCGCGTAGTTGGCCCAGGAACGATCCCGTGCTTGTCTCAACGCCTTCCTGTATCGCGACGCACGGGCGCGGTTCACGACCGGGCTTGAGGTTGGATGTGCCGACAACGCGCAGGACCGACGCTTGGTCGTTAGTTCGAGCTGGGTCCGCACGAAGTCCCTCACGTCTCGCGACAGCGTGGAGGGCGGTGGCGTAACCGCGCCACTCCGGGGAGCCAAGAGCTTGCGACAGTCTCCAGTAGACATGGTATCCGCCACCGGACGACGTAACCAGCGGGTCAGGTAGTCGGGTGCGGAACAGAAACTGATCAAGTCCATCGAGCGCCTCCTGGCGGGTCGGGTATTTCGGGCAGGTGGCTGTGCTCTCCCCGACATCCAGGTCGAAGAAGAAGCAGCGAGCCTCCTTCATGTTGGCGTGGGTGCGCTTCTCGAACGCGCCCGGCTTCTTGGTCCGGGGGTCCAGCTTATTGGGGTTCCAGACCTTGTCGGAGGCGAGTGTGTGGACGCAGAAGAACAGGTTGACCTTGGAGCGGTTCAGCTCGATCGCGCGCACAGCTTCGGCGATCGAGTGGACGATGGTGTGCGCGTAGGTCGGCGCGGCGTTGGGGGGCGTGTACGGCGTGGCCAGACAGTAGGTGCCTTGCGCCGGCCACACGGCCTCCAGGAAGGCACGAGTGTCCATGAGCGGGGGCTCAGCCTGGGTAGTCGGAGGACTGGGTGCCGGGCGGCAAGCCGCGCAGGTCCGTGTTTTCGGCGCGCTCGCGCAGTATGCACTTGAACAGCATGAGATATGTCAGCATGTCGTCCACGCGTCCCTCGATCCCTTCGAGGCGGGTGCGCTGCTTGGCGTTCTTCAGGTCCTGGATGTACTGCATCACACTGTCGTGGTGCTTGTTGTAGTACACGGCCCAGACGGTCTCCATGGGCAAATCCAGTTGCTTGCCGTTGCGCCGAAAGTTCGCGAGCCGGTCGACGTCACCCGCGTATTCGCCGCCCTTCAGTGTACCGAGCTTCCTGATCTCGCCGATTGTCTGCTCGATGATCTGGTCGTAAAGCGCGTGGGGGAAGATAGCGTCGGCCACGGTGGGCCTCCTTGGTTTCGCTATGTCGAGAAAGAAATGGCCCCGCATTTCTGCGAGGCCACAGTACACTGACACGCTAGGGACACAAGCCCTATTCGTGCGTCATTCCCACTCGCCGAGGATGCCGGTGAGGGCAGGGGGGACTTCGGCGGGGGCTGAGGCCGGCGCGGCCGGCGGCTCCTTCTTGGCGGCCTTCTTCGGCGGCGCGGCGTCGAGAGCGGCGGGGGCCTTGACAGGCGCGGTGGGCGGCGCGGCGGGCTCATCGAACCCGGACGCCCCGTCGTCCTCGTCTTCCTCCGCAGCCTTGATGGCGGCAGCGGCGGCAGCCGCAGCGGCCTCGGCGGCAGCCTTGGCGGCGGCGACCTTGGCGGCCTTCTTGGCGACCTTGGCGGCCTCGGCCTGGGCTTCCGCCTCCTGGGCAGCTTCCTGCGCCTTCTGCTTGGCGGCCTCTCCAGCCGCTATGATCACAGCCCTCGCCTTGGCCTTCGCGGCTTCCTCGGCCTGCGCCGCCTGTGCGTCGGCCCCGGTCTTCGAGAACACCGGGTCGGCTGCTGGCGTCTCGTCGTCCACCGGCAACGCCTTGCCCTTGGTCGCGGGCTTGCCGTCCGCGCCGGCCGGCGTCCAGGCGGAGAGCAGCTTCTTCACGCCCTCGCCCTGGCCGATCGCCAGCGTCTTCTGGAAGTCGTCGGCGTCCAGGAAGTCGCCGCGGGCGAACTGCACCTTGGGGTACTTAGTGTTGGCGAACCGCATCCGGGTGACCAGCGCGTTGCTCCAGGCGCAGCCGTTGGCGCGGAGGAAGTCGACGTAGTTCGAGAAGCCGTACCAGCCGTTGGCCATGCTCTCCTCGTCGGACTTGTCCCAGTCGGACGTCACCGCGATCTTGAGCCGCAGGGGCTCGAAGTCGAGGTTCGCCGCCGGCACCACCGCGAGCATGCGGTGCTGGGCGCAGGCGATCATCTCGCGACCGTCCACGACCTTGGAGCCCTTGGCTGCCTTGGGGCACACCTCGCACGAGCTGCACTGAGGAGCCTCGACCGCCACATGCGGCTTCTTGCCATCCTCGCTCCAGCACTCGGGCTGCCGCGGATTGGCGTCGTCGTAGGCACCTTCGTAGAGGGCGCGACCGCGCTGCTTGGCGTAGTCGAGCACGACGACCCGGAGAATTTGCACGTTCTCCATTTCGCCGTCTTCGTTCTTCCGCTGGAGGACCTTCTTCTCGCCGCCGGTCGAGATCGTCCAGACCTTGCCGCCATATGTCAGCGACGGAACGCTTGCCTTCTCGACGATGTTGCCGTGACCGGCTTGCGCCATGGCGGACTGGAGGTGTGCGGGCACCGCGAACGACAAACCGTTTGCAGCCTTCTGGGTAGCGACTTCGTTGGCCATTTGATCCTCACTCGTCTTTTGGGAGCGACTTCGCTCCGGGTTTCTTCACCGTCACCTCGAAGTAGCGGAACACGTTGACGCCTGGAGGCAAGATCGGTGCGCCCTCGGCGTCTTGGTGGGTCTCCGCGTACTTCTCCACGAACGTGGAACTGATCCGCTTGTGCAGCATCTCCCACGCGTCGTTGTCGGCGACGAAGCGGTAGATCGCGCTCCAGTCCGCGCCACTGACGCGGGTTTTCTGCTGCTTCTCGATGACGCCGGCAGCCGTCGTCAGTTTGTTTCCCTTGATGCCGTTCATCGCGGACAGGAGCGCCGTGCCCACGATCTTCTGCTGGTCCTCGATCACCTTGTCTGCCGCCTCCCAGGCGTGCTTCAACTCGTCCCGCTTGTCCTCCATCTTGCGCCACACTCGCGCGAGTTTCTCCATGTCGACCATCTCGGCCATTATAGTTCCTCGTCCTTTCCGCTGATGAACTCCTTGTAGAGTTCCAGGATGTTGTTCTGCATCGTGCCGCGCTCGTCCACAACCCTGTAGATCGAAGCCTCGATCGGGTGCGCGAGCATGCGCAGGAGATACATGGTGTGCTTCTGCCCCATCCGGTTGAACCGCTCGATCACTTGGCTGTACTGCCGGTTGGAGTAGATCGGAGCGAAGAACACCGTGATGTCAGCCTCGCTGAGGTTGAGGCCGTGCGACATGACCTGCGGGTGGCAGATCATGCCCTTGACGTCGGGGTCCTCCTTGAACCGCGCGATGATGTCTGGGCGCTTGGCCGGCGACACGTCGCCGTTCATCATGAGAACACTGACACCGCGTAATCCTGCCGCCTTGTCGTCCTTCGGCAGCTCCTCGGAGAGGTGCCGAACTATACCCTTAAACGGCGCGATTACAAGAACTTTCGAGGCGGACCGGGCCATCACACGGCGCAGGTCGCGCACTCGCTCGTGGCAGTCGAGTAAGTGGTACTCCCCTGTAACCGGGTCCTTGACGGAGCCTGCGAGGATTTGACGTAGCTTGGTGATCTTGTCCGCCCCATTCACCGCGGTGATCTGCGACGTCTTGGCGAACATGGTCATCTCGTCGCGCATCTGCTTCAAGGCATCCTTCTGCTCCTTGGAGAGTGTTGTGGTGACGTCGCGCGGGCCGATCAGCGGCGGCAGCGAGATGCACTCCCGCTTCTTGAACCGGATCGCCGGCTGCATGATCTCGAACGCCCGCGCCGTCGCCCCGAGCTTCGGCACCCATCTGTGCTCCGACGCCTTGTACATCGTCTCGTCGCGGAAGCGACCGAAGAACTGGGGGCTCAGCTCGGGGCTGACCATCTTGCTCAAGGCCCAGGCGTCGGTCGGAGCGTTCGGCGTCGGCGAGCCGGTCATCAGCCACAGGCGCTGCTTGCGCTCAGCGATCCACTTGAGGAAGCGGTAGACGTCGGTCTGGGCGTTGATCAGGACGTCCGCCTCGTCCACCACGATCAGGCCGATGTCGCTGCGCTTGCGCAGCTCCTTGGCCACCTTCTCGATGTCGATCCCGTCATGGTTGATGATGTAGATGTCGTGCGGCAGGCTGAGCGCCTTGAGCCGCCGCTCGACGGAGCCGTGGAGGACCGCGCAGGTGCGGTGTGGCAGCACCTTGAAGATGTCGCCGCTCCAGGTCGCCTTCATGCTGGAGAGCGGGCACATGATCAGCGCCCGCTTGAGCGCACCGATGTTCATCAGGTAGTCGATCGCCCAGAGGCAGGCGTAGGTCTTGCCCGTGCCCATCTCGCTGAGGTTGAAGCAGCGATCGTGGAGGGTCATGAACCCCGCCATGTCGACCTGATGATCGAGCGGACGGTACATGCCGGGCCAGTTGTAGAAGCTGGTGATCGGCGACGGCGCGGAGATGCCGATGTTCCGTAACAACTTCGCAGTGTCGATACTCCACTTGATTTGGATGTTGTGCCCGTCCGGGAGGCTGATCGTCCTACTGGCCCCTGGGATCAGCTCTCTGACGTAGAGCGGGTCGCGCACTTTGAGTAGTAACGACTGGCTCGGTGTGTGGACGTACATCGCGGCCTCCCCGAGTGTCCAGGTACATGATGGCGTTGGACAGCACTCGTGGGCTATCCAACGCGTTTCCCAGGAGATGATTACACCGTGTGCACAGTATCCCCCGAACCCGCTTCGTCGCGTGATCGTGGTCCGTGTGCCACCCGTGCGAACTCCCAGGAGTGTCTGTCCCGCAGATCGCGCATACTGATCCCTGCGAGAGGAACATTGCGTCCCACTGCTCGGGCGTCATCTTGTACTTCGCCTTAAGGCGGTGCCGGCGAAGCTGCTCGGTTGTCAGCCCCCGGAAGTACGCACGCGACTTCTCTTTCGTCTTTTCTAGGTGGTTGCGCCGGTAGTTCTGGGACCTAAGCCGTGAAACCTCGGCGTAGCGTTCAGGGTCACGCTTCGCGTAGTCCTTGGCGGAGGCTGCCTCGCACGGTTTGCACCGAGGGCGGAGGCCGTTCGCGCATCTCTTGGAGCTGTTGAACTCCGAGAACGGCTTCAGCTCCCAACACCCTCGGCACACCTTCGCTTGACGCTTCGCGTTGAGTATCGTCTGGTCACGCATCGTCATCCATTCCACGCGATGTAGGATCGCTGGTCCGAGGCTCGCGCCGGCAGCGCGCCTTCCCAGAGCGTGTCCGGGTGCGAGGTGCCGCCGTTGGTCATGAGCCGGACGAAGCCAGCGCCGAGGCCGGCGTAGACCTTGCCGGCGCGGCGGTAGAGCTTGGCCTGCCGGAAGATGCCCTTGCGGCGCAGCACCGTGTGTGCGTCGTCGATGACGTGGAACAGGTCGTCGTTGTCCATCACAGCCCCCAGAAGTCGTGGGTGTCGTCGCGGAACTCTGTGGGGATGTCGGAGAACTTGTCCCAGACCCAAATCCACGCGCCGAGGAAGACACCGGCGAAGCCGAGCGTGGCGAGTGCGATGGTCGCGTCGTGCATGGTGAGCATCTCAAAGCTCCACTGTGAGCGCCGCTATGGCGTTGAGCATGTCGGCCCCGTCCTCAGCAGTCGGGGTCAGTTTGTTGGCCGTGGCCTTGGTGGCGTTCTGGAAGCTCTCCAGGAACCGGCGCAGCCACATGACGCCGTCGTTGCCGCGGACCACGAAGCCGAAGCCGTCCTCGGCCCGGATCGAGTTGCAGAACGCGCGCTGGTTCTCGGTGAGCTTGGCGTCGAGCTTCGTCTCGATCGTGAGGAACACCCCGGCCTTGATGGCGTGGAAGTCGCTCGCGCCGGACTTGCCGAAGCTGTTGGCCGGCGGCATCCACCAGAAGTAGCCGAATTCGTCGAGGACCTTCTTGACCTCGGCCTTGGTGTCGCCTTCGAGGTGTTTCTTCTTGGGCATCGGGCTCATCTTGCATCCCTTCTCATCCGGGCGAACTCTCGGGCTCGCCTCACGTAGCCAATCGCTATCCAGTGATCGACCTGGAGCCACTCCAGGTCCTCGTTCTCCAGCTCGTGGAGCCAGACGTACTCATCCCCGCAACCGCAAACGATGTCGAAGTATTCCGCGCCCGCGGCCTCGCACCTGTGGTGCATCGTATCCGAGTAGAAGTGGCCTTCGTGTACCCCGGAGACGACTAGCGCCGGCTCGCCCTTCTCGATCGTCAGGAGGCAGTGTTGGCAGGGCCGCGCTCTGCGCACGGCCTTGACCTCTCGCGTCGCACTGAAGCTCACCGCCGCCTCGGGCGTTTCTCGGTCCAGAACTGGCAGGACGTTACAGGACACCAGCCGGCGCACAGGCCGGACTGCTTCTTTGGCCAGGCGTCGTTCTTCCAGCTATGGACGTATGCCTGGAGCCTCGGCAGGAACATGCCGACCAGCGCGTCCATCTCGCCGCGGCCCCAGACCTTCTTGGTGACGGTCTGATCGACGGTCCAGTAGAACTGGGCATTGACGAGGTTGACCGCAGGGTTCTCGACGAACGTGTAGACCGCGCTCATCGCGAGCTGCTCCCACTTGTTGTGGGGCTTGCCGGTCTTGTGGTCGACGATGGTCGCCCGGCCTTCCTCGGCCTCGACGATGGTTACGTCGAGCACGCCGCGCCACCAGACGTCATTGCCGAAGTAGGCGCAGGGGCCGAAGGGCTGGCGGCTCAGCGCCACCTGACGCTCGGCCCAGAGGAGCCCGTCCTTCTTCAGGAGCCCCCCAAGGAAGGGCTCGTGGATGCGGAGGTCGACCGGCAGCTCGTAGCCGGACTTGCCGGCGGCCATGTTGCCCACGCCGGACGGGGCCGTACACAGGTAGGTCTCGAACTGCTTGTGAACGTAGAGCCCCCAGTTCTGCTCGTCGGACTTTTCCTCCGGCGGCAGGTTCTTGGCCACGTACTTCTCGTGGTAGCACCACGCGCAGTTGTCGTGGCACTCCAGCGCGGAGTGCGACCAGGGCTTCGGTCTCATCACAGCACCGTGTCGGAGATCGACCGGGCGATGTTCTGGAGCCAGCGGGCCTGGTGGACCGCGTCAGCCAGAGCGTCGTGAGCCATGCCGTCGAACGCCGGCTCGTGACCGGGGAACAGCGACTTCAGCGTCCTGAAGCAGCGGTCCTGCTTGTAGGTCCACGGCACCGGGATGCCGCACACCTCGTAGGCGGTTTGCAGCAGGGCGTTGTCGAAGTTCGCGCCGTGGCCCCACAGCAGCCAGTCG